AATCTCAAAATGCGCTTCATGTGAGTCTGCACCAGCCGAGACTTGGAAGTAGGTAATTGTTTATACACAAAGTACAATGGGCTCTGACCTTTCCCAACCTACGTCGACATTATGTTGCTTATAATATACAATGTACATTATATGTAACACTATTCCCTCGCTTCGTTCCTAGTGCTAAAGGGTTTTTATGTACTGTGTTGTGTTTTTCAATTGCTAACATTCAATCTACGTCAATCCAACGCCTTATTACCAGACGCGACTCAACGTGTTACGTGTGCTTCTATACGAGAGCTTTTTCCACAGCGGTAAATTAATCTGGCCCGCCAACCTTATGTGTTAGATTGTTTTGCCTTGATGTTTTGTTCTAGCAATGCCTGTTTGAGTTTGTCTGAACCGCCTACTCTAACATTGATGATACCGTTATAGTAATCGTCAGTTTCAAGTACTCGCCTATCAAACTGTTCTCTTGCCTCTATGTAGGACATTTCGCCCCTACCTTTACATAGGTATAATATTTCTCTTGTAAACTTATCTGAGCCTATTGATGCTACGTCTGCGTTTAGTCTGTCTGAACTACCGTAGTATGTTCTCCAGTCGCTTTCTTTATAGCCTCGTCGTTTATTTTTTCTGCCTTTAAGCGGTGGCTTAGTAGTTTTAAATTTTGCTAGTTTCTTGCCTATGTATTTTTGTCCTGTAGTGATATTTGTAATAAGATAAACAAAGCCTTCGTACTCTTCTGGTATTTCGTCTATTATTTTACCTTCAAATGTCCACTGCATCCAGTATATATGTGTGCCTAAGTCTTTTTGCCTTCTCGTTTGGACAAAATGTTTTTTCTCTTATAATACATGCCTTTTTGTGTAAAGATATAATCTAATTCGTCTCCGTAAAATACATCATCACCAACTTCTTGCATATGAATTACAATTTCTTTATCCTCTAATGGAATTATTTGTACTAGCGGATTTCCTGCTTCGAGTAAAAATTTTCCGCTACCTCCAAATTTATTTTTCGGTATCCAAATATTAATATTAGTTGTAGTTTGATATTTGAAATCTAAAATACCATTTGGAACAAAATAATTAGTTTGAGGATCATTCCAAAAAGAATTAGTCATCATAAATTTTGCACCTGTTTTTTCTCTAAATCGCCAAGGTGATGAAATCTTTAAATGATGATAACCTTTAAACAATGAATGATTCCCCCATTGCCAACTTGGATGTCCGTCTGCCATTTCTTCTGGCTCAGTTTTAACAACTCCGTTTGCATGATCTACAAACATATCACACCAAACAGGAATAACAATACCGGCCTTTAATGTATCAGTTATTCCAGGACATAATTTTACAGTTCCTACATTACCACCAGTATCAGTTTGTGCTGTTGTAGGCAACTTTTTAAACCATTCAGGCATGAAAGCAGAACTAGATTCTATTGGAAAAAGTTTAGTAATACCACCAAAATTAGTAAAGCAATCTATATGTAATTTTTCTTTCTTTTTCCAAATATTAAACATTATTTTTCTTATCCAAATACTTTACGTGTATTTCTTCCATTCTGTCTTTTGCAAGTGATCTAATATCTCTTAAACATTTTCTTACATACCTGTGTGTACGTACACTATTCCGTGTTTCAAACAGCTCGTTTGCTCGAAAGTATTCTAAATATGCTTGAGCTAATTTATCTTGTGTATCATCCATTATTCTACAACTTCAATATCATTTTCATAATTTGTAAATCCATTTTCTTTGATAACTTTTAGAACATGATTAACACGACCAATTAGTTCGTCTTTGTGCGAAATAAGATAAATGTTCTTTTCACGTTCTCTACCCATTTTCTTTAAGATGCTTAATGAATTTTCAACACCGGCAGCATCCATACCACTGTCAATAAGTTCGTCAATAAACAACAAGTTTACGCCTTGATATAAACTCTCCCAAACATCTCTAAATGCAAACGACAAGCCGAGTATAAGTCTATTACGCTCTCCTCTTGATAAATTATCAAAGTCTAAATCTTGTCCTAATTGTGTAATTTCAACATTTAAATCATTTAAAAACACAACCTGATGAGGCAATCCTAGTTTGTCTAAATAATAAGACAACCGATTATTTAAGTATGCTAAATTTTGATCAATAATTTTCTTACGAATAAAGCTATCTTTGTTTGTTAGTAACTTTAACAAAAATTCTTGATGTTCTTTATAATCTGTTAATACGTTAATTTCGTCCCAATTGATTTCTTGTATAGCACTGTTGTTTAATTCGTCAATCTGCGTTTGATAAGGATCAGTTTCATTTTGTTTTGAAACAAGTGCAGTCCTTAAACTATCAACATTTTGTCTATGCTCATATGCTTCTTTAGCAGTTTCATAGAATGTAGTAGGCTTACCATTAATGTCACCTATTTTATCCAAAGCAAGCATAACGTCTTTTACTTTAGTAGTAATTTCTAGTGCATATGCTTTTGCATCATCTAATTCTTTTTCTTTACGTTCTGCAATTTCTGCTTTTTTGTCTGCATGTAGCTCTTGTCCACATGTATAACACGTAGCATCTTCTAAATCTGCGACATCTTTAACAAGTTTTGTTACACTCTTATCAGCACGTTGTAGTGCCGGTTCCAAAGTACTAAGTTCTTTTTTAAGAGCCAAAATAGCATTGTTATGATCAGTCCAATTTGATAGTTTTTCATGCGATTCTAGTTCAATGTCAATGTTTACATGTTCTAATTCGTCAATTCCTAAGGTTAGTTTTTCAACGTCTTGTGATTTCTTAGAAAGCCACGCCCGCTGTGTTCTTTGTAAACTAGAAATTGTCCCTTCAATCTTACTGTTAGCTGTTTGTATAGCTTCTATCTTTAAAGTTTCAGTTGTAATACTATCTTTAGTTTGTTTAACACTTTCTTTAAGTCTATCTGCTTTTTCAGTTAGTATAGTAATACCAAGTAACTGTTCGATGATTGCACGTTGGTCATTAGCTCTCATAGATAAGAACGGCTCAGAGTATGTGTTTAGTGCAACAATGTGCTTAAACATATCATGACTCATACCTAGCAATTCGTGGATTGACTCTTGTGTTTTTCGGCTATCACCTTGCGACTCGTCAATCATTTCTTGTTCTTGTTCGTTAATGTAGAACTTTAGAATGTTAGGTGATCTACCTCGTTCAATTCTATAATCAACACCATTCTTTTCAAAATGAAGTGTAACTAACATACCTTTAGAATTAGTCTTGTTTATAAGATTATTTCGTTTAATATTAGTTAAGGCAGTACCATATAATGCATAACTTAGTGCATTAATTATTGTAGTTTTGCCTGTACCGTTTCTTGATCCAGTATCATCACCACCTTGGTCTAAATTTTCACCAAGTACTAGTGTTAATTGTTCTCGATTAAAATCTACAGCCTGGGTTTGATTGCCCACACTCATGAAGTTTTTAACTGTTAAATCTTTAATTCGTATCATTCTAAACCATTATATATTTGTAAGAGAGTGTTCTTATTGTAGTTGGCAGTATCTAGTTCTGCTATTTCACTTGCTACAATTTGATCAACACTTTCAAATTGTGCAATATCTAAATCTGTACTAATTTCTTCCATCTGCTTTTGCGGTATAAGTGTTAGTTCACGAACACCGTAATTGCTAATATAAGTTTCTTTAATAAAGTTAGCTTCTTCATAACTAATTGGTAAGTCTAGTGTAACACGCAAATACATCTTATCTTTAATAAGTTTGTCAGTGTCATCAATTAGTTTAGAAAGTTTTATTGTTCTGTATTTTGGACAGGCTTCCCAGTTAATGTACTCGGGTTCGCCCCCGTGTTCTAGTACCATCATTCCGCGATCATCGTCCCATGCATCTGCATAGTTGTGCGGAAATGCATTACCTAAGTAATGTACTTTACCCTGCTTTTGACGTTTGTGAAAGTGTCCTGAAAACACATATTCTTGATTAACAAAATGTTCAGCCTTTAAGTCTCCGTGATCAGGCATCTGCACCATGGCATTCATATAGAAGCTAGGTAGTTCAAAATGACCAAACAAATACTTGGCTTTAATTTTTCCTACTTTTTTCCATTCATCACCAACTAACCATGGAACAAGAGCAACGTCATCTTCGACTAGTATCTTGTCAACTACTGTAATACCAGGTATATGCCTAGCAAACTCAGTAGAACTTACATCACGTTTGTCTTTGTAATATAAATCATGATTTCCTACAAACATCAAAACTTTATCAAATGCTTTGCCTAACTTTTCCATACTACGAATTGTTGCATCCATAGTAGTAAGATTAAGTGAATTTCTGTTGTGATGCCAATCGCCGCAAAAAATGCAGGTTTCGCAACCTTTTTCTTTTGCATTAACAATAAACCAATCAATGAATTCTTCACAGTCTGAGTTATGCGTTCGGCTATTACTTTTAAGGCCAAAGTGTATGTCAGTAAAAACTGCTGCTTTCTTAAACAAAATATAGTCTCCGGGTTATCTACTTGTTATATTATATAACAAAAATGTACACTTGTCAACTACTTTTTTGAAAGTTCTTTTTGTCTTTTTAGGGAAGCTTCCCATTCGCCTGCATGTTGTCTTGTATAACTTGGATTCAAGTCATTCATTTCAAGAATATCGTCTCTAATATTTTGATTGCGTTTTTCAATATTAATAACACGTACAAAACTATTAGTTACAGCCGCAGTATAGTAAGCAAACGGATTTTGTGATTTTGACTCGTCAAACTGTAAGCCAATCTGTGCTAACTGCAAGATTGCTTGACCACGCATTTCGTCATTGTAAGTGTAACCACGTACATTGCCTCTTGTTGCGTATCTATCACAAAGTTTCATCCACATCATAGCTAGATTGTTTGTTGCCTTACCATGTGATTTACTAAAGCAACCGTTTTCCATTCCACCTTCCCAATGACTTTTTCCTACACATACTAATTCGCCGTCATCTGTAAACTTATAATGTTTAAATGGAGGAAAGTTTAATTTAGTTTTTGTGTCTGCTATAGTCTTCGGATTCTTTTTTCTTCCGGGTTCTTCTGGAATATGATCAAATGTCATGACACGAAAAATTAGTTCTTCTTTTGTAATTTTTCTATAATCAACTTCGCACTCTGCTTGTTTAACTTTTTGTCCGGCCATCTTACGTGCTTCGTAGTCAGCTGTGCTTAGACGTTTTGCTTTGTTGCGTTTTGCTTCTGCAATAGTTCTAATATTAACTTTGTCAACATCTAATAAAATAATATCAAACTGTCCGTAATCTTCTTCTACGTAACTGTTATATGTATTCTTAGATTTGTGTATTTCTTTTAAAATGTCCTTATTATTAAGGTAGTTCTTTTTTCTCATTTTTGCTCCAGGCTTATAGTATATATACTATTATAATATACGTAGTTAAATTTGTCAACTAAATACTATGTAGGAGATAAAGAAATATGGGACTTTTTAGCGGATTTAATCAATTATCATCAATGGCAAGCTCTGTAAAGAACGCTCAGAGTACATTTAATAATCTAAAATCAAATGCTACCGCAGCTTTTGGCGGAGTTAGTGGCTTACAAGGTGCTATCGGAAACTTTGCTAGTAAACCGTCAATTGGTGGCTTAAAAGGCTTAGTATCTCAAGGATCAGATTTACTTAATCTTGCCAAAGGTGCAACAGCTGACTTTAACGCTCTCAAAGGTACCTTTACACGGGGTTTTGGAACTAGAAGCAGAATGGGAGCAGCAGGCGGTCCTCCACCTGGCGCTAACCCAATTTCTGCTAATTCGGCACAGGCTCAACTAATAAGTCAAAGTGTGTCAGCTGGCGGAATTGATCCTGAATCAAATGATTGGAGAGTTAGTTTATCTATACCTCAAGCTATTACTGACAGTGCTTTATTTAACCCATTTAAAAACAGTGGCGGCAAACTAGTTTTTCCGTTTACACCTACAATATTATTTGGTAATACAGCAAGTTATAGTCAAATACATCCAACTCATGTAAACTATCCTTATAATGCATATGAAAACAGTCAAGTAGATGCAATAACAATTACAGGTGAATTTTATAGCGAATCGTCAGCTGATGCCGTATACTGGATTGCTGTGTTACATTATCTTAGAACAATGACTAAAATGTTCTATGGCGACGGAGCATACAGTGGTAATCCACCTTTGGTTGCTAGACTAAACGGATATGGCAGACATGTTCTTAATAACATACCTGTAGTTGTAAGTAACTTTACAACCGATTTACCTGCAGAAGTAGATTATATAAAAGTTAATTTAGAAAACCAAGATAACTATGTTCCTGTACAATCTACAATTACAGTAACACTATTACCACAGTACAGTAGAACAACACAATCTACATTTAATCTACAGAAGTTTGCGAACGGCGATTATGCGGCCAGTGGCACAGAAGGATTTATCTAATGAGTATGAACCCCTATGCAAAAACAGGTATAACAAGATCAGGTTACTTAGATATATTAAAGATTATACCAATCCCAGCTGAAGATGATGACGTAATATTTGAAATTACACCTAATTATCATAATCGGCCAGATCTATTAGCATATGATTTATACGGTACAAAGGATCTATGGTGGATATTTGCACAGCGTAATATGGACATAATAAAAGATCCAATATACGATTTTTCTGCAGGAACACAAATACGGTTGCCTAAAGAAACTAATATGAAAACATTGATAGGAGCTTAATATGGGTTTTGGCAGTTTCATATCTTCAAATATTTCAGGAGCAGCCGGCTCCCTTGGAAACTTTAATAAAAATTTAACGGCGGCACAAAATCAACTATCTAAAGTCAATTTTGGCGGATTTAACAAAGATTTACGCGGCGCAATATCTGGTATATCAGGACTACCAGGAAACGTACAAGGCATAACAGATAATTTTACTAGAAAGTTAGAAAGTATTCAGCGAGCCGGTATGCAAGATTTTGAAATGGGCCTTCTTGGAAAGATACCTCTAGTCAAAGATTTTGAATCAATGAGTAATGCTATCAAAGTATTGCCTGGCGGATTAGCTGGCGGCATTGGTGAAAATGTTATTAACAGTGCTATAGCAAAAGTAGCAGGCGGATCAATAGGTGGCCTCTTAAATTCAGCAACAAGTCTATTCAGCGGCGACTTAGGAGGAGCGTTTTTTGGACTAGCATCAATAGGCTCAGGTGGTAGAACTGATAGATCTAACACAGCTATAGCAACTGATGCTAATGGTAGATTAAAAAATCCTTTAAGATCATACGCTGCATATAATTACAGAATTACATTAGCTTGTATAACCAGTGCTGAAGTAAACACACCCGAAAGTGGATTTAGGTCTCGTGGGTTATCTAATGTAATTTGCCAAACCGGCGGCGGCGCACTTACGGAAAGAGTTACTACATTTGGCGAAGTAAACTACAATACTACCGGAGAGTATTATTTAGAAGACTTAGAAATGGATGCACTTATTGCTCCAAATTCTAAAACTGGTGTTGCAATGGGTACAAATATTGCATTTACAGTACTAGAACCATATAGTATGGGACAGTTTTTAGAAGCTATGCAGGTAGCAGCAGTACAAGCAAATCATGCAAATTATATCGAAGCACCGTATATATTGAGAATACAGTTTTTGGGGTTTGATGAAAATAGTGCTCCAATGCCAAATAAACAAGAACAAAACGTTACAACAAAATACGTTCCGATAAAACTAACTAATGTTGAATTTCAAGTTGACGGACAAGGTAGTAGATATTCAGTTGAAGCAATTCCTTACAATGAACAAGCACTTGTTGATGAAATTGCACAAGTACCAACAGATGTATCAATTAGTGGTAATGCTGTTGATGAATATTTACAAAGAGGCGAACGCAGTTTAACAAATGTACTAAACGCTAGAAATGAAACACGTGAAGATGCTAATGTTTCTCCTCAAGAAGATAGATATATTATTATGTTTCCTGATGACAAGCAAGGTGCTACAAGTGCAGTAGAAGCCGCGGGTGGGGCTAATGTTTATGAAACATTAAAGAATTTTTCAGAAACTCACGTAAATGAAATTGGTAGGGCTATTCTAACTAATGATACAAATGAAGGTGGCACTAGACCAATGGGAAGTCATGTTGATGCAATGTATGATGACGGGCCAATAAGATATATGAATCGACAAGCAGTAGCACAACAAGATCTTGAAAGAACAGGGCAGTATGTACAAGGTACAAATATTGTTGGTATTATAGAAGATGTTATTATTAGTAGTGAATACGGAAAATCACTTGCAGAAACTCCTGCTGAAAATGGGTTTAAAACATGGTTCAAAGTTGAAACAATGGTTTTTGATACTGAAAATATAGCAAGCGAATTAACAAACGGTACTAAAGCAAAAGTGTATGTATATAGTGTTGTTCCTTTTTTAGCAGACGAGGCTAAATTTATGGGACCTGGTAGAACACCTTCTAGTACAGAAGAATTAAAGGCAAACGCAGTAAAAGAATACAACTATTTCTACACAGGAAAAAATGAAGATGTATTAGATTTTGCAATTGAATTTAAAGGAGCGTTCTATCAAAACTTGTATGCAGATTTAGGACAGTTTAATTTACCAATTAGATCAGGCGCCGGAAGTGAAGTTGTTGCAAATACACCACCTCCTGGAACGGTTGTAGCACCTCCTGGCATTGGTCCAGCCGGCGGTGGCGGCTTAGCAGAACCAAAAGCTCCTGTTAGAAACAGCGATGGCAAATCACCTGTACCAAACGGAATAGCTACAACTGCATCATCGGGTACAAAACGTGCAATTGCTGAAGCATTTCATAACACATTAATTAATGGTGATACTGATATGGTACAAGCTGAAATGGAAATTTGGGGAGATCCTTTCTATATTCCAACAAGCGGAATGGGAAATTACAATGCACCAGCAAGTGGAGTAAAGCGTAATACAAATGCTGATGGCGGCATGGACTACCAAAACGAAGAAGTATTAATTGTTGTAAACTTTAGAACTCCTACAGATTATGCCGAAGGCGGACTGATGCAATTTAGCACTATAGTAAAGCCGTTTAGTGGACTATTCCAAGTAAATGAAGTTACAAATACATTCAGTAAAGGTCAATTCAAGACTAATTTAAAAATGATTAGACGTCGCGGCCAAAATGATGAAGCAACAGGTCAGTCTGAAGCAATAACAGAAGGTGCTACAAATAATATGGATCCTCGTGCAGCTGATAGAATGGCAGCGGGACAATACGCAGGACCAGGCGGCCCAGTAGGCAACCAACAAAACCGTACACTAACAAATGCAAATTCTCCAACAACAAGCGGCGGAACTGGGCCAGGTGCGACAAACAGTACAGCACCAGCCGGTAGTCCAGCTGGAAGCGGGGGACAACTTGCAACTATTACAACTAGTAAGAAAGGCAAATCAACACAAGTAGCAGCATCACTAGCACCGCAGTTTCAAGCAATGATTGACGAATTAGAAAATGTCTACGGGTATGAAATATACAGCATTGGCGGCTATAATTATAGATATATTGGCGACACGTCAACACTGAGTTGGCACTCCGGCGGCATTGCTATTGATATTAACCCTCGTGAAAACCCATTTGGTCCAAACTATATAACAGACATGCCAGCAGGCGGCACAGGTAGTGAAATGGTTGCATTAGCAAACAAATACGGAATGGGTTGGGGCGGAGCCTGGACAGGAAAAAGCAAAGATGCTATGCATTTCTCAGCTGCATCAAACGAAGGTGGATCACTTCAAGGTCTACGCAGAGGAGTAATTCCTTCTGGTGGTGCAACGTCTCTACCTGCTACCGAAACACCTCAAGCTAGAACAGGCGGAGCGCAATAATGGCAATTAACAATTTCTTAAAAAAAGGAGATTATATAGCCGCAGGTCCTGTTGGCACTATTATCGAAACTCAAAAAGCAAGATTAGAAGCAACAACACGAAAAATTGCTGCTAAGGCAACTGAAATAGCAAATTTAACACCAGACTCATTTGACCCAAGAGGAAAACTTCAAATACCAGATGTTCCAGGGTTGCCTGATGTTACTAATATAGCTGCTCAATTAGATCCTTTTGGAGGCGCAGGTCCTGATGTAACATCATTATCTACAGTTTCGCCTGCAACTGCTGCTGCATCACAATTACCTAGCAATTTAACTGCACGAGGATCTAGTGGCGGAATACAAACAGTGCCTAATAGACCATACTTACCAACAGATCCTTTAGATAATAGATATGATTATCGTACTGGACAAAAAGTATTTACATTATCCAATGCTGCTGCACAACTAGGATCACAACGTGGACTAGGGAGTACTGGTGCAGGAGTAAATACTCCACAAGGAAATCTTGCTGCGTGTAAAGAATGCGGATCTAATACACATAGTACTGCGGAGCATCAAAATGCTCCGGCGTTTGAAGCTGTAGATCCAAGACCGACTGATCCGCAGGAAAGAGAACAGAGAGCTGAATGGGACAGACAATACAAATTGACACATCAGCAAAATGGTGAACCTTTTGAACAGTACAGTGGTTCTTCAGGACCGTCTTAAGGAACAATTTAATGGAGTACATTAATGTCTAGGCCAAATACGTTATCAAGAACAGTCAATAGTGCTGGTCCGCCAAAAGCAGGTGGCCCATATGAAGCAATTATTGTTAATCATCTTGATCCTTATAATATGGGAACATTAGAAGTTGAACTTCTTAAGAATGGTTCTGGTAACAATCCTGAACGAACTGGCCAACTTGTAACATGTAAATATCTAAGTCCATTTTATGGGGTTACTCCGTCAATGGGTACAACAGCAAACGACGGCTATGAATATACACAAAAAAGCTATGGCTTTTGGGCTGTTCCGCCAGATGTTGGAACAAAAGTTCTAGTTATGTTTGTAGAAGATAATACAAACTATGCTTATTGGATAGGGTGTATTCAAGACGAAAATATGAACTTTATGGTTCCTGACGGAAGAGCAAGTACTGACTTAACTACTCCTAATACTCCTCAAGATTTACAAGGTATTAAATTACCAGTAGGCGAATATAACAAGAAAACTGAAACAGGTACTGGTAAAGATCCAACTAGATTTGTAAAACCTTACAACAAAGACTTTAGTCAAATTTTACAAATTCAAGGATTAATATCAGACGAAACACGAGGTACTACAACTACAAGTGCTAGAAGAGAAGTTCCTAGCGGAGTTTTTGGTATGTCAACACCAGGCCCAACAGATAAACGTCCTGGAGCACCTACACTTGACACAGGTTCAGAACAAAATAAAACAAATTACTATGCAAGCCGCTTAGGCGGTTCTAGTATTGTTATGGATGACGGTGACGATAAGTTACTTAGGAAAGGACATGCAGAAGAAGCACCGCCTTTCTATGCTAGTTTAGAAGCAGGTGAAGCAGGCGGCGACGAAACTATACCACACAACGAATTATTAAGATTTAGGACACGTACTGGTCATCAAATTTTACTACACAATTCAGAAGATTTAATTTATATTGCTAACTCACGTGGAACTGCATGGATAGAAATTACTAGTGATGGTAAAATAGATATTCATAGTCAAGATAGTATTAGTGTTAACAGTGAAAATGATTTAAACTTTACTGCATTTAGAGACTTTAATGTAGAAGCGGGTAGAAACATCAATATGAAAGCAAGTGCTAGATATGCAAACTTTGCAAATAAAGATGGACGTGGAAATGAAGCTGGCAGAGTACAAATTGAATCTAAGCATGCCTTTAATTTAGACGTAGGTACAGAATCTAAAATAACTGTTGGTGCTAGTCATCAATTGCTTGTTGGTTCAGCAATCAAAGCAGAAGCAGGTGCTGCTGTTAATATTAAATCAGCAGGTGCAACTAATATAGATTCTGATGCTGCTGTAAATGTTATTTCAACAGCAGCTATGAATCTACAAGCAGGAGCAAATGTTAATATTACTTCAGCATCAAGTACGTTAGTATCATCAGGATCTAATATTAGTTTAGCAGCTCCGGGTATACTTTCAGGGGATGCAGGAGAAGTACATTGGAATAGTGGATTGTCCGGTAGCGCAAGCGCAGCAGGTCCAGCAGAAACTCCTGAACCAGTTGTAAGACTGCCTTTAATTTCATTACCTCAAATTACTCCGGGTGTTAGTGTTCCAGGAACGTACCAAAGTATTCTAGCAAGATCTCCGCAGCACGAACCTTGGCCGCATCATGAAAATCAAAATCCGCAATCATTTAAATTAGAAGAAACTGATAGAGAGCAAGTTGGACAACTAATAGACGGCAGACCGGCTCAGACACCTGATACATTTAGAAAAAATACAAACCAGCAAGTTTCATCTCTTAACCCTGCGATATCAAGTTTCTCAAACAGTAGTGCAGGAGGATTTAGTTTATCAGCAGGAGGCGATCCGTTAGATCCAACAGTTGACAGAACACTTGATTCTGCTCTTCAACAGCCAGGAACATTAGCTGCTCCTGTTTTATCTGCTTCTGAAGTTCCTGGAACAATTACAGGATTTAGTAGAAGTGAAACTGCAAATTATATGAGTGCAATTGGACAGCGTGAAAGCGGCAACAAATATGATGTTGTTAATACTATTGGCTACTCAGGTAAGTATCAATTTGGATCATTAGCGTGTCAAGAAGCAGGATATATTATTTTAGGTTCTAGTGGTAATAACAGAACACTTAATAATCCAGCTGCTTGGACAGGCAAAGATGGCGTTAACAACAAACAAGATTGGTTAACAAATGTTGGTAATTGCCAAGAAAAAGCAATGATAGCATATACAAATAAAAACTACATATATCTAACAAACAACGGCGGCATACGTTCCGGCGATGCAAACGATAAAAAGGCAGGCATGTTAGCAGGCGCACATTTATTAGGTGCTGCTGCAATGAAGAACTGGAGAAATGGACAGCGTGGACAAGCTGACGCATATGGTACAAAGCCAGATGAGTACTATGTACTTGGTGCAAGGTCAGTCGGTGGATCAGGAAACACAGCAACAGTTTAAGGTAAATACGTTATGAGTACTATTGAAAAGAATTTATACAAAAGAGTTACAGTAAAAAATGCTGCACGAGCCACGGATACTAAGCAAGGAAGGTCTTATAGAGGATTTTCAACAGTTGATATTAGTAAAGATTCTTATGCATTATACGATTTAGATATTATTAAACAAGATATTATAAATCACTTTCATATTAGACAAGGCGAAAAATTATCAGATCCTGAATTTGGTACAATTATTTGGGACATATTATTTGAACCGTTTACTGACGATGTTAAAGAAGCAGTAATTCAAAACGTTACAGAAATTATAAACTATGATCCTAGAGTAGGAGTTAACACTATCACTGTTACTCCGTATGAGTTTGGTCTTCAAATTGAAGCAGATTTAACATATATAGCTTTCGATATATCCGAAACATTGCGATTTAAGTTTGATCAGGCTGCCGGCCTGATATAATAGTAGTAGTTAATCTCTAACGCTAAATACTACAACAAATGAGGAATTGCCAATGTCATCAACAGATAGACAAAATCGACTGTTAGTAACAGAAGACTGGAAACGCATATACCAATCATACAGGAATGCTGATTTTCAAAGTTATGATTTTGATAGCCTACGCAGAACTTTAATTAATTATCTGCGCCAAAATTATCCAGAAGACTTTAACGATTATATTGAATCTAGTGAATTCTTAGCACTAATTGACATGATAGCTTTCCTCGGCCAAAATCTGTCATTTAGAACAGATTTAAATGCTAGAGAAAACTTTCTTGAAACAGCAGAACGTAGAGAAAGCATATTACGTTTAGCAAGACTAATTTCTTATAATCCTAAAAGAAATCAAGCAGCATCAGGGCTATTAAAGTTTGATAGCATAAAAACTACTGAAACACTTATTGATAGTTCAGGAACAAATTTAGCTGGTATTACAGTCAATTGGAACGATGCTAGTAGCAGCTCTTGGTTTGAGCAATTTACAAAAATACTTAATGCAGCATTGCCTGCAAATAACGGCGTAGGTACACCTCTAAAGAATGAACAAGTATCAGGCATATCTACAGAGCAGTACAGATTAAATTCTTTAAACACAGATATTCCAAGATTTAAGTTTACAAAAACTGTTGAAGGAACTACTGTAGCATTTGAAGCAGTAAGTACAGATATTCAAGACGGAGAAATATTAGAAGAACCACCGTTACCAGGAAATAATCCTGCGTTTCTATTTAGAGATGACGGCAGAGGCGCTGGCAGTTCTAATACAGGTTTCTTTATGCACTTTAGACAAGGAACACTAAAGTCTGGAGAATTTTTTGTTGAAAATCCAACGCCTAATCAAAATATTGCTATTGATGTAACAAACATAAACAACAGTGATGTCTGGTTATACAGCATTGATTCAAATGGATTTGAAAACGAACTTTGGTCAAAACTAGCTGCTGTTGAAGGTAACAATATTATCTATAATAGTTTGTCTAAAAATATTAGAAACGTATTTACAGTTGCTACAAGAGTTAGTGATAGAATTAATCTAGTGTTTAGTGACGGTGTATTTGGCAATCTTCCAGCTGGCAACTTTAGAACATATTATAGAACAAGTGCTAACAGAAATCTTTCTGTTAATCCTGCAGGTATGTCAAATATTACTATTTCTATACCTTACATTAGTAGAAAAAATACTAACGAAAAACTTACTATAACAATGAGTCTTAAGTATGCTGTTAATAATGCTACACAAAGTGAGTCAAATGAAAGCATAAAATCAAATGCTCCTGCAACGTATTATACTCAAAATCGAATGATTACAGGCGAAGACTATAATGTTGCACCATTGGGTGTAAGCCAAGATATTATTAAGACAAGATCAGTTAATAGAGTTAGCAGCGGAATAAGCAGATATTTAGATTTAAAGGATACTACAGGAAAATACAGTAATACAAATTTATTTGGAACAGATGGTATTTTGTACCAGCAAAAATTTGACGAAAAGAATAACTTTAGTTTTGTAACACAAAGTGATGTTGAAGGTGTAATTTATAATACTATACAAGGATTGTTAACTAGCACTAATATGAAAAACTTTTATTGGGCAAAATATCCAAAAATTATTGTTACTGATTTAAATGCACGATGGTCGTCAACATCTACGTCAACTAATGCTGACACAGGTAACTTTATTGACCAAGATGCAGTATCATATAAAGTTGGAGCATTTACAAGTAATAGTTTAAGATTAATTGAAGCAGGATCGATGTTAAGATTTGCTGCACCAGAAGGTTATCACTTTATGGACGATGCAGAAAATATTATAATGCCTGGACCAGCTGATCATCCAAACGCATCTTTATATAGATGGGTAAAGGTTGTAAGTGTTACAGGTGACGGTACTGGTACAACAAACAACATAGGAAATATTATTCTAAATGAAATATTACCTGTTTCAAACGGCGATGCAAATATCAAACCAATATTGACACAAATTAAACCTAAATTGTCTTCGGTATTATTAGATGACCTTAAGACACAGATTATTGACCAAACATTTGCTTACAACGATTATGCTATTAGATATGACGATATTGCAAGACGTTGGAAATTAATTACAGCTGATAACATTAATACAACAGCTGACTTTAGTACAGGTAAAACAGGCGATGTTAGTGGACAGCAACTAGATTCTAGTTGGTTGCTTTACTTCAAAACAAATGGTGAAACATATACAATAACTTACAGAAATTTAAGATATGTTTTTGAAAGTGCTGACGAACTAAAGTTTTATTTTGATCAAGCAAATAAAGTCTTTAATCCGAGGACAGGTAAAGTTCTTAAAGACAAAATAGATGTTTTGTCTATTAATTCAAAACCTGATGGTTCTGGAGTTCCGTTTAATAAAGATTATACATGGAGTGCAGCTAAAGAATTTAGAGATCCAGCAGGATACAGAGATACTAGAAAATTAGAAGTAACATTTTATGATTCAAACAATGATGGCATATTTGATGACCCTGAAATATTTGAAGAAATAGTTAATGCTAATGAGTACATATACCAAAAATTATATACTACGTCTGATGGTGTTGAAGACTTTAAATATTTTGATAATACTAATGCAGATATTATACAAGTAACAAACGAAGCAGCAGTAGAGCGTATTAGTAATAACAACGGAAAGATATTTTATCTAGTTGAAGAAGCTGTATTTAAACAGTATAATTCAACTGCAAATAGTTTAACTACAATTTCAAATTATAGAGCATATATTGGTAGAAACTCGTTGAAGTTTAACTACCTACATGTAGCTGATTCTGAAAATAGAATAGATCCAAGTTTAAGTAATATTATTGATACTCATGTATTAAGTAGAAATTATGATACACAGTTTAGACTTTATCTTTCAGGCGAAATGCCAATGAAACCAAAGCCACCTAGCAGTGATGAATTATTTAGACTTTATGGAAAAGAGTTAAATGCAATTAAATCAATAAGTGATGAAATAATATATCACCCTGTTAAGTACAAAGTATTATTTGGATCAAAAGCAATGCCTGACTTGCAAGTTAAATTTAAAGTTGTAAAGAATCCTGATCTTGTACTAAATGACAATGATATTAAATCACGTATAGTTGCTTTAATTAATAGATTCTTTAGCACAGAAAATTGGGACTTTGGAGACACATTTTATTTTCAAGAACTTAGTTCTTATGTAATGAATTTTATGAGTCCTGATTTAGTAAGTTTTCTTATTGTTCCAGAACAAGCAGATCAATCATTTGGAAGCCTATTCCAAATTAATTCAGAAAACGATGAAATATTTATAAATGGCGCAACAGTAAAAGATATTGATGTAATTGACGAAATTACTTCTTCTAAATTACAGTCGTCTGGAAAAATTGTTACGTCTACACCAGCAGAAGTAGTAGGGGTACAAAGTGCTCCTGTATTAAGCACAAGAAGTAGTAGTAATGTAGCAAATGTTAGCAGTTCAAGTTCTTCTTCAAGTAGCTCTAGTAGTTCTTCGGGAAGTTCTTCAAGCGGAGGTTATAGTTACTAATGGCTATAGATAATCAAAACGATAAACCACTACCGGGCGAAGGCGGTGAAAAAAGACGTAGCTCAGATTTATTACCTCGTTACTTTAGAACAACAGCAAACGTAAACTTTTTACAAGCAACTTTAGATCAGTTAATACAACCTGGCGTAGCTGAAAAACTTACATCTTATTATGGAAGAACAACAGCAAAAGCATTTGTACCGGGAGATAATTATGTTCCTGACGTATCTAAGCAAAGAACAGACTATCAATTTGAACCAGCTATAGTTCAAAAGGACGAATTAGGTACTGTTAATTTTTACAAAGATTATAATGATATTACAAACCAAATAGGTGTATTTGGCGGCAACACTACTAATCATTCAGAAACTTATGCCCAAGATTATCATCCGTGGAACCCACATATTGATTGGGATAAATTTGTAAACTTTAGAGAATACTATTGGTTACCAACTGGTCCACAAACAGTTGAAGTGTTAGGACAATCTCAATCAGTCACAAGTACATACTCAGTAGGCTTAACTACTGCCGGAGAAGATACTGCATTTTTGTTTACTCCAGACGGACTAACTGCTAACCCAAATCTTGTATTATATAGAGGTCAAACATATAGGTTTGAAATTGATACACCAGGCCACCCAATGGCATTTGCAGTATCAAGATCATTTACACCTGGCAATTCTGTAATAACAGCAACAAGAGAAGGTGTTAGAGGAGAAGGATTATTTGATGCTACATTATTTGGCGAGTCATATGATCTTGGAGAATTTATTGTACAGCCACGTGAAGGCGGTATTGAAATCGGAGATGACGAAAACATTAGTGAATTATATCCTAATGGAATATCTAGATTTGATGAAGAAGGTACAGAAATTGCAAATGTATATATTGAAAGCGGAGTAATAGAATTTACTATTCCGTTAAATGCTCCTGACTTCTTATTCTATATTAGTAAGAATGATTTGAATACTAGCGGCCAAGTAAGAATTTTTGATATTGAAGAAAATACAGCAATTAATATAGATGCAGAAATTATTGGCAAAAAAGAATACACAAGTTCTAATGGTGTTAAATTTACAAATGGTCTTAAAGTTGAATTCTTAGGAAAAGTTACTCCAAATACATATAGTGAAGGAACATATTATGTTGAAGGAGTCGGAAGCCAAATAACATTAGTTAGAGATAAAGACTTAATTATTCCTGCTGCTTATGCTTCCGAAAAAGCTGTCTTGTTTGATAGCGAAGGATTTGATAGATTACCTTTTGCAAACCAAAGCAGTTATGCAGGTACTAAAGATTACATTATTATAAACAGAGCTGCTCCTGATAAAAATCCTTGGGCAAGATACAATAGATGGTTCCACAAAGATGTTATTGATTATGCAGCATTAAGAAATAATCAACCAAGTAATATAGATCAAAGTGCTAGAGCAAAAAGACCTATTATTGAATTTGAACCAGGATTAAAGTTACACAATAGCGGAGTATTTGCTAAAAAAGATATTGACTTAATTGACAACTATACAACAGATGTATTTTCAATAATTGAAGGATCATTAGGTTATAGTGTTGATGGTGTTGCATTAGCAGAAGGCATGCGTGTACTATTTGCAGCCGATACTGATATACTTGTTAACGGAAAAATTTATGAAGTAAAGTTTATAACAACTAATAATAGACGCCAAATAACTTTAATCGAAACAGCTGACGCTATACCTCAAGATTTACAGACAGTGCTTATTACACAAGGTGTTGAATTTGCAGGTAGTTTATTTTACTATGACAATTTGCAATGGAAAGCATCACAAGCAAAAGCCGGAGTAAACATAAATCCAACGTTTGATTTGTTTGATGCAAACGAAGTAAGTTATTCAGATACTACAACATATGAAGCAAGTAATTTTGCAGGTACTAAATTATTCAGTTATGCACAAGGTGAAGGAACAGCAGATAGTGAGCTAGGATTTCCATTAGAATATCAATCAATTGAAAATTCAGGAGATATATTATTTAACTTTAATCTTCTTACTGATACATTTGTTTATCAAGATGCTGCTGGCTTTTATACTGTAAAGACTGATACAGCATTCCTCAAAAAATATAATAATAATAAAGAATATAGTTACCAAAATAGTTGGGAATCAACTCCTACTAAAATGGTACAGAAAATTATTAGACAATATGTATCTACAATAGATCAACAGAATAACTTTGAAGTAGACGTTGTAGATAATGCAGTAAATGTTACTGACTTGCGTGTTGCAGTTTATGTTAACAAACAATTAAAGAGTAATTTTTTAGATTATGAATTAGACAGAATTAATGGCCGAGTATTTGTACGTTTTCTAACAGACTTACTAGAAAACGATGTGTTAGAATTAAGGGTAAAAACAACAGCTGATAAAAATGAAAACGGACATTACGATTTTCCGATTAATTTAGAAAGAAACCCAAGCAACGATGATATAACTCAGTTTACATTAGGCGAAGTTATTGATCATGTAGATTCTATGGTAGAAGATATAAATGCGTTTTCAGGCATATATCCAGGTCCGAGCAATTTACGTGATATAAAAAATGTTAATAGATACGGTAAAAGATTTGTAAAGCATACTGCTCCTATGAATCTAGCAGGATATCATATAACTAATAAAAACTTTAACATTGTAAAATCTTTAAAGCAATCAAAAAATGATTATGCAAAATTCAAAAGAGTATTTCTACAAACAGCAGAAACATTAGGTTACGATGGTCCAATAAGGACACATGTTGACTTAATATTAAAAGAATTAAACAAAGATAAAACTCCTAATATGCCGTATTACTTTAGTGATATGGTTCCTACTGGAGCAAACAATGTTATTAGAAACTCTGTACTTGATTCAAGAAATCCTTTTTATCAATTAACATCAGCATTTGATGCTTCAGCTTTGTCTAGTAAATCTGTACAAGTATACTTAAATGGTTCATTACTAACTAATGGCATTGACTATAGCTTTAGTACTGAAGGGTTTGTACTAATCATAGCAGAACAAAATGTTGGCGATGAGATTGAAATAGTTGAATGGGAATCAACTGACGGATCCTTTATTCCAGCAACACCTACTAAGTTAGGATTATATCCAAAATATGAACCAGCTATTTTTGTAGACGACACTTATCAAGAAGAAACTAAAGTTATACAAGGACATGACGGATCTATAGTTATTGCATTTGATGATTATAGAGATAACTTGTTATTAGAACTTGAAAAAAGAATCTTTAATAATATTAAGTTTGAGTACAATCAAGAAATATTTAATATACACGACTATATTCCTGGATATTATAGAAGCACTGGTATTAAGTATGATGACTTTAATGGTTCATTACTAAGCAGTTTTGTTGAATGGCAACAGTTAGTCGATGCAGATTATACAGATAACTCTTTCTACGATAGAGGTAATCAATTAACGTTTAATTACTCTTATATGAATGCTCCTAATGGTGAAGAACTTCCAGGTTTTTGGCGCGGCGTATATAGAAAAGCATACGACACTGATCGTCCGCATACACATCCTTGGGAAATGCTTGGTATTACAGTGAAACCTACTTGGTGGGAAGATACATATGGCAAGGCTCCGTATACAGGAGATAACTTAATTCTTTGGGAAGACATTTCAGAAGGACTAATTAAAGACCCTGCTAATACTAGGCGCGATGTAAGATATGCTCGTCCTAATTTATTAAAGCATATCCCAGTTGGTTCTGATGGTAAAATAGTTTCACCCTTGAAAGCAAACTTTGCAAAAAATTATGTTTCAAGAAATACAAGAAACAAGTTTAAATTTGGTGATGTATCGCCTGTTGAAAATGCTTGGAGACGTAGTAGTGAATATCCGTTTGCTATTATATCTGGATTAGTTCTAAATAAACCTAACGAGCTGTTTGGTAGATGTTTTGATCTTTCTAGAATTACTCCAAACCTTGCAGGACAACATGTTTATTCTACTACAGGTAAATTTATTACATTAGCAGACATACAATTTCCTAACTCTTATAATGGTACTGAAAGAGTTATAACAAGCGGATTAATTAATTATCTATACAGTTATATAAGTGCTAACGTAAGTTCAATATACCAAGAATATAAAGATGAATTAACAACACTAACAAATCAACTTGGATTTAAGATCGGCGGATTTACTGATAAGTCTAAATTTAAGTTAATATTAGATTCACGAACACCATATAATCAAGGTAATGTTTTTGTTCCAGAAGAAAATTACCAAATAATATTTAATACAAGTTCACCTTTAGAAAACCAAATATATAGTGGTGTAACAATTGAAAAACAATCCGGCGGATTTATTGTAAGAGGATATGCATTTGATACTCCTTACTTTTCATATTACCCTTATATTGAGTCTACAGTAGATAGAACAATTATTATCGGCGGCATTAGTGAAACTTTTGAATCTTGGACACCTAATAGAAGATTTACAGAAGGTGCTGTTATAGAAAATGCAGGCCGTTATTATAGAGTAACAACAGGATTTGAAAGTACAACAGTATTTACAACTGATAATTTAGTTTCAATACCGGAAGTTCCAGTTGAAGGCGGCAAACGTGCAATTATTAGAAAAACATTTAGTAAAAAAATAAAAAAATTAAATTACGGAACACAACTTAGAACAAGTCAAGATGTTGTAGATTTTCTTCTAGGATACGGAAAATACTTACAAGATCAAGGTTTTGTTTTTGATACCTTTAATGCTAATACAGACGATGTTGATGACTGGACATACTCATGTAAAGAATTTTTATTCTGGACAACACAAAACTGGGCAGCAGGCACAGCAATCAGTTTAAGTCCAGCAGCAAATGTATTACAGTTTAAGAAAGATTATGCAGTAGTTGATAATATATTTGATAACTTTTATCCTTATAGTATATTAGATGCAGATGCTCGCCAAATTAATAAAGATTTTGACCATACTATTAGACAACAAAATAGTTTTGGAATGGTTCTTAAGAATACCGAACAAGGCATATATCAAGCACAACTACCGTTAGTACAAAAAGAGCATGTATGTTTGCTAGATAATACAACACAGTTTGGAGATACAATCTTCCATCCAGCAACTGGTTATAGGCAAGAACGTATTAAAGTTATAGGATACAGAAGTGACGAATGGGCTGGCGGAATGGATGTTCCAGGGTTTATTTACGATGACACAAATATCACTGTATGGGATAGTTACAAAGATTACGTAATTGGCGATGTTGTAAAGTATAAAGAGTTTTATTATGTAGCATTAGTAAACATTCCAGGAAGTGAGTTGTTCCAAACATCTAGTTGGCAAAAACTTGCAGAAAAGCCTGAGTCCCAATTAATGGTAAACTTTGATTATAAAATTAATCAATTTGCAGACTTTTATGATCTCGATAGTGATAACTTTGATATTGAGCAACAAAAACTTGCACAACATCTTATAGGTTATCAACCAAGAAATTATCTTGCTAATATTATAAATGATGACGTAAGTCAATATAAATTTTATCAAGGTATGATACAGGACAAAGGTACTGTTAATGCACTTAGCAAATTATTTGATGCTTTAAATTATGCTGAAAAAGATAGTTTAGAGTTCTTTGAAGAATGGGCTGTACAATTAGGACAATACGGTGCTACTTCTAAGTATAAAGATGTAGACTTTATTTTAGACGAATCTAAATTTAGAATTACTCCTCAGCCAATTGAACTAGTAGATATTAAGAATCCTACAAGAAGCGATACAGCAATTGAAATACAGCCATACGAAGTATATTCAAGAGATTCTGAATATCAATCAAAAGTATTTCCTAAAATTGATGATGTAAAAGAATATATTCAGTCAGCTGGTTATGTTAGAACTGAAGATATAAAGTTTAGAGTTAGAATTAAAGATGATCTACTTAAAATTCAAACTCCGCAAATTACTGTTGGCGATTATGTTTGGGTAACTGATGATAATATTAGTTTTGATTATGATTGGAATGTGTACCAGTTAGTTGATACACCTTACAACATTACTAGCATAACACCAGAAGACGAAGGTGCTGACGAAATTACTGGATCTACAACTCCTTTTGTTAGAGTTAATACTACAAAATTTGTAGGCGGCGATATAAAGAAAGGTGATGTAGTTGGTATATATGGCGCAGCATCATCAAATCTTCTAAACTTTTTGTATGTTTCAGAAGTAAGTGTAGACACAATGGTGCTACAATTACCAGACGGAGTTGTAGTATCAGCAATAGAAAATGTAAACTATCTGGTTGCTAGATTTAGAAGTGTACGAGTAAAAGATATAAATGAGTTGAATACTCTTATCGAAAGTTATAAAGATGAAAACCAAAAAGTTTGGATTGACAAATTAGATAAGAGTTGGAGTGTAATTCAAAATACTGAGAATTATGTAGAACAACAGGTTATTTTTAATCCTGCAACTTCTACAGATAACTTTCAAAAATACGGTGTAGCTCTTTCAGTTAGTGACGACAATAGAAACTTAATGGTATCTGCATCTGATGACAACGATGGCAAAGTTCATTACTATAGAAGATCAGTAGAAACTAATAACTTAGTATTAACACAGACTATTTTACCACCAGATAATATTAGAGTTAACGATGCAGTGCTTACATTATCACAGTCAGTAAATGTAGTTGCAGGACACAAATTTAAACAAGGAAATTGCACAGCTACTATATCACAAACAACATCTGGTAACACAGTTTATTTAGAAAATGTCCGAGGACAGCTAAATGTAGAAGGTGCTAACTTGATTTCAGTCAACGGAACAATTGAAACATCATTAGGTAATAATGGTATTTTTGATAGTTTTGTTATAACACAGCGTGATATTAACTTTGGTAGTGATATAGCAATTTCACCAGACGGCAATTTCTTAGCAGTAGGTACTCCAGACGCAGCAGAAATAAGAACAAGATTTCAAGGTGATTTTGTACCGACACAAGAATATAATAAAAATGATGTAATTTCGTTTAGAGAAGGCTTATACAAAGCTAATAGAACTATTATACCTCAGCAACCTAGTGTTGAATTTAATACATTTAACAGTTATACAGATATTGCAAGTCAAGATGATGCTGATAGTAGTTTAATCAGTTTACTACTTACTGGTAATCCTGGTCTTATTGATAAACCAACTGATCACTTCTTAATTAGAGCTCCGAAGACAGCATATCTTGCAACAGAGCCGGGCGACAGTGTAAGCCTTACTTGGAACAGATTTTCTAGAAGTAACCCTACTTTAGATTTAACATTACCTTGGGACGGCGATAGCGGAACACTTACATATGAAGATATTAGTGATACTCATACTATTGTACAAAAAGTTGACTTAGTAATATATGTTGATACGTTTACAATATTACCACAGATAGGAAATTCAGTTACTACTCCAACAGGTAGCGGCGAAGTTTATTACATCGAAACACAAGACGATAGTGTTGTAATGTACCTAACTAATGTCAACGGTGTGTTTGATGCATTTGGTGATTTATATGTAAATGATGCTGACATAATGGGAACATATAATATACTTGCAGATAATGTAATTGACGGACTATCTGGCTTTTGGTTAGTTAATGTTTATTCGGATGCTGAAAAAACAGTAAGTAAAGTTTATGAAAATGGTTCTACATGGATTGAAATTGGTACAGGTTTAATATATAATGATGTTAAGCGACAAAGTGATAATAGAAATATTTTTGAATACTTTAACTTACAAAATTTAATTAGTAGTATAGGAAGTTATACAGGTCAACAGCAGCAAGCTGGACAAATTATTAACCTTACATATTTAGGTGACAATGGAAACTTAGCTACTCCTACTACATTTGCTACAGATAAATTTGTAGTAAGAATGAGTAGCGAGTATCAAAATAAAATTACTGATATAAATGGAAATATATTAATAGATCCTGATACAGGAAACAATGTTAAAGTTAGATTACAATTATATGACCTTGACAACTATGTTATTGATGTTGCTTCTGCAGGCTTTACTTTTGAACAATTAAATAAAAAACATACAATAACAGATATTTGGGATGGATTTATTGATTTTGAATTTACAGAATTCCAAAATGATTTACCATATGAACCGTTAGTTGGCTCGATTGTTACAGATGTACAAACACCGTTTGATGGTTTTGGCGGACTAAGTTTAAGTACTAGAACTACAAGCCGAGCTGAAGTTGTATTTTATCAAAGAGACTTTAACAAAGTAAGAGTTTATCTTAAAAATATATCAGGCGACTGGTCACAGTTAAACAATATTGGTAGATATGAAATTCGTAGAGAACCTGATGCTACGTTATTCCCAGGACAGCCTGGAAGAGTAATGGGCAAAATTGATAGTGTGCTTCAAGATGTTGCTATGGGTGGTAATGAAATTGGCGGATTAATGGTCTTTGAAAATACTGACGGTAATTTACCATTAGTATCATTACCACCAGTTGCTGAAGATCCAAGTTGGCAGTACAGCAAAATTGTAGACGAAGAATATTGGTTCTATGATGCAGTAGCTCAACAAGGAGCACAAGTTCCTGCAAACTACCCAGATGCATTTAATAGAGATTATACACAAGTTTATAGTATACCAGTTGACGAATTTGGTCAAGTACAGAATGTTAATGAAGGTACAATAAGTATCTTTAAATTTAATGGCACTTCAGGATTTAGATACGTAGATAGTTTTGTTAGTGAAAGAGCTAGTGATAATAGAGGGTACGGTACAAAACTTAAACTAGTACAATCAGGCTTAGATTATACATTGCTTGTTTCTAGTACATCAGGAACCGGACAACTTGAAATTATTAAACACGGAGTACCTGTTGACAAAGCCGATAACTATTTTGGCGAATGGGGACCCCTTAATACATTTGAACAAGGTGTAATAGTTGAGTATCAAGGAGAGTTTTATGAAGCAAAAAGAGATGTACCTCAACTTGAACCTGTAATTGACATAGGAAATACTACTTACTGGAATAGAATAAGTTGGAGATACGGCAAGGACGATGATTATAGAGGATTATTCCAAAACGATCCTGTACTAGATTATGCACCAGGAGAACTTGTAAAATATGCTGATCCAGATGACGATAGTACACTAAAACTTTATAAAGCAAAAACTAAAGTAGATGGCACACAGCCATTTAGCACTAACGATTGGGAAATAGTTACAGGTGGCGAAGATTATTTAGGTTACTTACCAACAGAAACTAATAACACATTATACGAATCACAAATGTTATTTGAATCTAAATGGCCGTTGACACAATTTGCAAAGAGTTTTGATCTAAGCAAAGACGGAAAACTATTAGTAGTATTAAATGAACATTCAGTTGAAGCTAAAGTAGAGTCAATTGATACTGATGCTGATACTATTACAATTGATTCAACAGCATGGCTTTATATTGGTATGCCAGTTAGAGTTAGAATACCAAATGAACTTGATTCATCCAATGCTGCTGCCCAGTCCCCACTAGCTGAAAACCAAACATATTATGTTCATAGTATTCTAAGCGACACAACATTTAGAATCAGTTCAACATTGTTTGATGATGAAACTGTGCGTGATGCAACTCTAGCAGCTGATACAGCTGATAGTACTTGGGAATACTTAGCACTTGACGAGTATGCTGAAGGAATCTATATTACTAACTTTACAGTTGATGATACTATTGCTACAATTGGCATTTATAAATTAGACGGTACAAAATATATGTTTAAGCAAATGCTTGAAGATACATTAACCAAAGACGGTATATATCATGATATTGCAGTTAGTGATGACGGTAAATTCTTTGCAGTAAGCGAACCGTATAATGATAGTATTAATATTGATCAAGGTCGAGTACTAGTATACAAAGAAAATGCAGCAGGTGTGTTTGAACTTTCTCAAACACTGATAAGTCCAAATAACGAACAGTCAGAATTATTTGGATTTAACATTGACTTTTCTAAAAATGAAATTGTAATTACAAGCAAAAATGGTGACATTACATCGCCAACTACATTTGATGGAACGATAGTAGGTAATACTGAACCAACAACTACATATGATTCAGGATTTACAACGTTTAATAACGTATTGGTTAATAGCGGAGTTGTATATGTATTTGAAAACTTAAATGATAGTTTTGTATTTGCAGAAAGATTCAACTACACAGGCGAAACACAAACATTTGGCGAAGTACTTGTTATAAATGACAATCATACATATGTTGGTATGCCAAGAATAGAGAAAGATACTTACCAAGGCGAAATAATTGACTATAGAAAACCATTTAACAAGTCGGCTTGGAACATAATACGTAGTCCAGTAGATACAGTTGATATCAAATTAATAGAAGGAATGTTCCTATACAACAAACGTACTAATCAAAAGGTACTAGATTTAGATTATGTTGACATTATACAGGGCAAACTGCCCGGTCCTGCCGAACAAGAAATTGATTACAAAGTACCTTATGATCCGGCACGTTATAATGTTACTCCACTTGAAGGAATGTTTGATGAAGGTGATCCATGGGGCGCAAACTATGTTGGTAGTGTATGGTATGATATTAGTTTAAGTAAATTTATAAATGCTTACCAAGGTGATATAACATTCCAAAAAAACAACTTCAATAAATTGATGCCAGACTACGTAGTTTCAGTACACGAATGGGTAGAAAGTGATTATTCACCAGCTAAGTGGGACGAATTAAGTGAAACTGAGATTGGATATCAAGCAGGCATAACAGGCCAAACAGTTTATTCAGATGCACAGTATACACAAGTTGTTAATTATGATTCGGCAACACAGACTTTTGGTAGTAAGTTCTACTTTTGGGTAACACGTAAAACAGATGTTCCGAAAAATTCAACGAATAGAAAGCTATCAGTCCTAGATATAGGAAATTTAATACAAAATCCTGCAGGAAATGGTTATAAGCATGTAGCACTATTAGCACAAGACAGATTTATTGTTCATAACTGTGACAGTTTATTAAATGATAAAGATATTGTACTAAATGTTAGATGGCTTGCTAATAATGATAGAGAGCAAAACGTTCATACACAGTATCAAATTATGAGTGACGGTTTAGAAACAAGCAAACTAAATCCAGAAATTGAACAAAAGTGGTTTGATAGCTTAGTTGGTTATGATGCTCAAATGCGTCAAGTACCTGATCCTAATTTACCAGTTAAATTAAAGTATGGTAACAGATTTAGTCCCCGTCAAGGTATGTTTGTAAACAAAACTGAAGCACTAAAGCAAGTTATTGAAAGAGTAAACTTAGTATTAGCAGAAAAACTAATTGTTGATGATTTTGATTTATCGCCATTAACATCTTCACAGTCAATACCAAGCAAATTTACAAATTTATATGACTTTGAAATTGACACAGTTGAAGAATTGCGGTTTATAGGTACAAGTAAAATTGTACAAGCACAGCTTACACCAGTTATTTCAAACGGTGCAATTAGATCAGTTGAAATTACAGAGCCAGGAAGAGGATATAAAGATATTAACTTTAATCCTGAGACTGATACTATTAGAAAAGGTCCTACAGTAGAGATAGTAGGACAAGGTACTGGTGCAGAAATACAAACGTTTATCAATAATTTAGGTCAAGTTACTAGTGTAGAAGTTATTAATCAAGGTGAAAATTACACTAATGCAACACGATTACTTGTTAGAAAATTATCAGTACTTGTAATTACAGATTCGACTGTATATGGTAAGTGGTCAATATATGATTGGGATAATTCTTCTAAAGAATGGTTTAGAAAACGTGTACAAGAATTTGATACGTCTTTATTTTGGTCATACGCAGATTGGTATGCTAACGGATATAATGAATTTACTGATATTGATTATAGTCTACAAGGAACATATGAACTTTACGGCTTGGAAAACAAAATTGGCGATATTGTTAAGATTAGTTCTGTAGGAACAGGCGGTTGGCTGTTACTTAGAAAAGTTGCAAACGAAGATACAGAAGACTTTACAATAAATTATGAAACAATTGGTAGACAAAGCGGTACTATTATCTTTGATAATTCACTTTATGATTTATTAAACAATAGTTTAGGTTATGATGTAAGAAGTTTTGACAGTTATTTCTATGATAATCAGCCTGTACAAGAATTAAGAATTATTCTAAACACTATTAGAGATAATATATTTGTTGATGAATTAGAAATTGAATACAACAACTTATGGTTTGCAAGTTTACGTTATGTATTTTCTGAGCAACTATATGTTGACTGGGCATTTAAGACAAGTTTTGTAAAGGCAAAACATAACTTAGGAGTTCTACAGCAGGATATTACATTTAATAACGATACATTACCTAGTTATGAAGCATATATCAAAGAAGCAAAACCATTTAAAACATCTATACGAGAATTCGTAAGTAACTATGAAGCAATTGACGAGTCAAATAGTAAAATTAGTGATTTTGATGTTCCTGCATATTATGATACTGTTTCTAAAAAGATAACAGTTCCAATTATAAAGGTAGTTGATGATGTTGTAGTTTCTAATAATACTAAACTTAATGAATTTCCTCGCAAGGACTTTACTGATAATGTTGGATATGAAATTACATCAATTGAAATTGCTAATCCAGGAAGTAAGTATACATTTACACCTAAAATAATAATTGAAGGTGGTGGCGGTTCTGGTGCAACAGCACAAGCATACCTTGGACGTGGCGCAATTACTAAAATTGAAGTTACTAATCCAGGAAGTGGCTATATATCTGCTCCAACTATTACAATACAAGGTTCGCAAGCATCAGGCGGTATTGAAGCTAGTGCAAGTGTAATAATTGGTAATAGTTTAATTAGAACTGCATTAATGAAAGTTAAGTTTGACAGAACGTCAGGCAGTATGTATATAATGGATCTTGATACTGCAGAAACATTTGCTGGAACAGGATTCAAGACATCATATAACTTAGAATGGCCAATTGCAAATAATTCTACAAAAGTTAAAATTAGCGTAGATGGTGAAGAAGCATTAAGAAGTGAATATACATATTACAATAAAGAAAATAATGATAAGTCGTATACAAGATTACAAGGCGTAATTGACTTCACTACACCACCTAGTAACTTAGCAGTAATAACTGTCGAATACGAAAAAAGTGTTGACATGTTACATGCACAAGATAGAGTAAACTTTTTCTATAATCCTACTTCAGGAATGTTAGGTAAAGAACTTAACCAATTAATGGACGGCATTGATTATGGTGGTGTTCAGGTACGTAGTTTTGAATTTACTGGTCCAAGTGGATGGGATAGTGATTCTTGGTACTCAACAACTTGGGACTCATATATTAATACATTTGAAGATGAAGTGTTTATATTTGATGGATCTACTATTAGTATAAAGCTAGGACAGCCATTAGAAGCAGCAACTAACTACAATGTTTATGTAAGACTTCTTGGCGAAACAGAATATACAAGAATAGATGGTGCTAGTCCTGATAGTTCAGATACAACATACGACGGACCATGGATAGAAACACTTATCGGCGATGGTACTACTGATATAATTGAGTTAGATGAACTAGGTATTACTGTAAAAGATGGTGATAGTATCATTATAAGAAAAGAAACTAGTGACGGAAGTTTTGAACCAGATGATCTTAGCTTTGACACTGCATTAAGCGGCGGCGACTTAGCATATTCAACTGCAAAAGGTATTGCAGCAGAAGAAATTATTATAGACGGTGATGGATTTGTTACCCCAACAACATCAAAAGGTACAGAAGAGTTAGTTCCAGGACAGTTAATTGATAGTTTAGACATACAAGTATACGAAAGAGAAACTGGCGGTCAAGGCATGATATATGCACAAACATTTGTGTTGGGTGCTAACGATACTGAGTTTGATCTTAAGATTATTCCAGCAAGTGTTGATTCTATTCTTGTAAAACTTGATAATACATTGTTAAGCCCAAGTGAATATACTATTGATTGGACAAATAATAAATTAGTACTTGATAGTGCAAACTTAGCAGTTAATCAAGTATTAAGTGTTGTTGCAGTAGGAACTGGACAACAAAATGTACTCGATACAGGACGTTTTGTTGCAACAGGCGACACAGCTGATTATTTAACTGCTGTTAAGCACCAAGAAAGTATGTCAGCATATGTTACAATAAATGGCATAAAGCAAGATATAATTCTAATAGAAGCTGATGACAGTTTTCCAAACTTTGGCGGCAATACTGTAATACGTTTTGAATCTGAACCTAGCACAGGTGCATTAATTGATTATGTAATATTTGCAGATGACACTATTATTAATGTAAGTCAAATGGCAAGATCAAGTCTAATAGGTGATGGCAGCACAGTATCGTTTACATTACCTTCTACACCATTATATCAAACACCATTAGAATACAAGATGCTTGTAAAAGTAGGCAATAAAGTATTGAATCCGGGTTATAATGCAGAATTTACAATTCCACAAGATAGACAACGTCAATATCAATTAGAATTATTCCAAAAACCAGGCGGTAGTATTTCGAATGTTGAAAACAATGTTAAACCATTTATTAACGGCAAAGCAATTACTTTCCCTAATCAATGGGTATTTGATAGTAGTAACAGTATTATTGAATTACAACCTGGAGTTGGAAAACCAGGTGATATACTAGAAGTTTATATTGTAGGTGACGGTGAGTACACAATAACAAACAATGTTATTACATTTGTAGATACACCAGGATATGATGTTAGTATAGAATTAATTACATTTACTAACCATGATATACTAAATTCTGAGCGTATAAATTATGAAGTTGCTGCTAGAAGTTTACTTACAGCAGGATCTAAAGAGTATTCTACATATCATAGACTAACAACAGGTGAAATTCTATTACGCAAACCTGTAATAGATGCACAATATGTTTGGATAAGTGTAAACGGAGAATTGCTAATACCTAGTTTAGATTATCATGTTACTGATGACAGAACAAAAGTTAGAATAGAGCAAAAACTAAATCCAGATGATGTTATTGATGTATTAAGTTTCTCTGCTCCAATTGCTACAGAGCGATTTGCATATAGGCAGTTTAAGGACATGCTAAACAGAACACACTTTAAGCGTATCGATCAAGCAACTACAACACTTACACAAAACTTAAATTATTATGATTTAAGGATTGAAGTAGCTGACGGTAGTACATTACCCGAACCAAACAAAGGCAAAAATATACCTGGCATAATTTGGATTAATAAAGAACGTATAGAATATCTTGTTAAAGAAGATAACACTTTACGTCAATTGCGCAGAGGAACACTGGGTACAAGTGTAAATGAATCAATTACAAGCGGTACTTCAGTATATGACCAAGGTCCAAACAAGTCAATACCATACAAAGATGAAACTATTACAAGAATACATACAACCGACGGGTCAACTAAAGTTATTGATTTAGACTTTGATCCAGACAACAATGCACAAGTGTATAATGCAGCACATGACTTAGAAGTTAGTGCAGTAGAATTTTTTGAAGTATTTTATCAAGGACGTAGATTGAGAAAAACATCTCAATTATCTTTCAATCCGGCTACTGCATTAGATAGTAACGAAGGCGACATTATATTACCGCCAGAATTTAGCGTAGTTGGGAACATACTAACATTAAATATAGCTGATCCTGACACAGGAATTTACGGAAATTATATTCCACCTGCTAACGTACAGGTACATATAATAAGAAAACAGGGCAAAGTTTGGAATGATCCGGACACATCACTAGCTAATAGTGATAATAATATTGCTAATTTCTTGCGTAGTGGCAGCATAAACTTTATTGAATAAATACATTGTAGGAAACAAAAAAATGACTGATAATATAAACGAACAAAACGGTGTACTATTACAGGGACACATTAAAATATCTGATCCAGAATCAGGCAAAGTTATTGTGGACAAGCGTAATGCTATTCATTACGAAAATATGAGTATAGCACTTGCTGAAAGTATTACTAATGCAGGTGAAGGTTTTGTGTATGAAATGAGTTTTGGTAACGGTGGTACTAGTGTAGATCCTACAGGCATTATTACTTATTTGACTCCAAATAGTACAGGCACAAATGCAAGTCTATATAACCAAACATACACAAAGGTAGTAGACGATAGGTCAGTTAACAATACAGACCCTGCTAGAAATAAATTAGAAACAAGACATGTTAGCGGAACAAATTATACAGATGTAATTGTAAGTTGTTTACTTGATTATGGTGAGCCTAATGGACAAGATGCATTTGATACAGCTAATGACTTAACTAACAATTATATATTTGACGAACTAGGATTACGTAGTTATGACACTAGTGGCTCGGGTAGACTTTTGACACACGTTATTTTCCACCCAGTACAAAAATCTTTAAACAGATTAATTCAAATTGATTATACAGTTAGAATTCAGAGCTTGTCAGGTGTATAAGGAGCATTAAATGGCATATACGGTAAGATACACAGACGAAGCAAACAAAGGTGTTATATCGGTTGAAGACAACACGATTAACCAAGATACTTCTTTACAACTGCCAGGAAGATTTACAACAAACTACGGCGCAGCAATTGCTGAAGACTTGTTAAGATTACTAGAAAATTTTGCAAATAACACAGCACCTGATAGACCAGTAGAAGGACAGCTTTGGTATGATACAACAGAAGGTGTTGATCAGCTAAAAATTTATGACGGAACATTATGGATTTCAGCTTCTGGCTTAAAGAAAAGTACAGCTGAACCTGCTGCTAGTAATTCAAATGCAGGTGACCTTTGGGTTGATATTGATAACCAACAACTATACTTGTATACAGGTTCTAACTGGATATTAGTTGGTCCAAGTTACTCTGATGGTCTTGTAACAGGAGCAACACCTGTAACACTAGTAGGTCAGGATAATATAGACTACACAGTCTTAAAAATTGATATTAGAGATACAACAGTTGCTATTATAAGCGACTCTGCATTTAGTTTAAAAACACAGATATTTGGTTTTGATAGTGTATCAAAGGGTATTAACTTAGCAAACCCAAATCAAACAGATGACTATCAATTTATAGGACTGTCGTCAAAAGCAGCAGCTCTTAAAGTAACAAACAGTCCTTTGGTAGCAAACGGTATTGAAACAGTTAGTGCAAACAACTTCTTAAGAGGTGATGCTCCAAGTACAACAGATAGCCAAATGAGAATTAAAAGTAACCAAGGTATACAAATTGGTGAAGGCGGACAGTTAAGTTTACAAGTTGAAGGCGAAGCTGGAATTATTCAGCACAATACTTCAGGATCAAACATTGATATTAGAGTGCGTTCTGGCGCAGAAACAAATACTGTAGTGCGTATTGACAGCGACGGTTTTGTAGGCATTAATAATACTGCTCCGGACGAAGCATTAGATGTTAGAGGAAACATACAAATTGCAAGTACTCCTGGCGATATAGAAAATACAGGTAAGTTAAAAGTTGAAAGTACAACTAATTCTTCAAGTATTGGTACAGGTAGTATTATTACAAAAGGCGGATTGGGAGTTGCGTTAAATGCATATGTAGGCGCAAACCTTGATATTGGCGGAATTTTGTCTACAGGAAACATTATACCTGACGGTAACGGAACACGCATTGTAGGTAATAACCTAAATAGATATGATCAAATATATTCAAACAATTTCTTTGGTAATTTACAAGGTAATGTTTCAGGTACAGTATCAGGTAAAGCAGGATCAGCAGATAGACTTTCAAGTGCTACACAATTTGCAATGTCTGGAGATGTAAGTGCTACAAGTTTTGCATTTGATGGCAAAACTGGCGAAGGCACAAAAACGTTTGTAACTTCAATTAGTAATTCGTTTATTAGTAATAAAGAAAGTTTAGCAAACGGAAGCCCCGGCGATGAAATTCTTATTAACAAAACATCAGGTGATGCACAAGGCTTATATAGAATTAGTAAGCAAAATTTCTTAAAAACTATTCCACTTATTCCAGCAGGTACAATTGTACCGTTTGGTGGATCAGCACTTCCGACAGGATGGTTATTTTGTAATGGTCAAGAAATTAGAAAATCAGAATTTAGTGAATTATTCCTGTCAATAGGATTTAACTTTAAAGATCCTGATCAATTATCAGATAGCGGTGTTAATCTTTTTGCATTGCCAGACTTTAGAGGTAGATTCCCACTAGGACTTGATAATATGGGAGACGTTCCGTCAGCAGGTAGAGTTACTGGTACAGGTGCGCAAGCAATTGGTAACTCAGCAGGTAGTGAAACTATTACAGTAGGTATTGACAACTTACCAGAACACGAACATGATATGCGCGGCGCAGACAATGCGCAGTATTATGCGGTACGTGATAATGCAGGTGTACCAGACGATGACCAGGCTATTCAATATGATGCTCCTACAGGTACACTAGCAGGACAAGCATTACCGTCAAGTGGCGGCGTTAAAACAACAGGTACATTAGGTACACCAATTGATACAATGAATCCATATTTGGCAATCAATTACATTATATATACTGGATAATAAAGATGAGTTATAAATTAAATAAAACCGACGGCACATTACTAGTAGACTTAATTGACGGACAGATTGATAATCAGTCCACAAATTTAATACTGGTCGGAAGAAACTACGAAGGTTTTGGTGAATTTATTAACGAAAACTTTATTAAGATGTTAGAAAATTTTGCTAATACAGCAGCACCTACAAATCCATTAGACGGACAACTTTGGTGGGATACAGCTGAGCAAAGATTAAAAGTTTATGACGGTACAGTTTGGAAAGCATCAGGTGGTCCGTTTGTACAAGCTACAGCACCTACAATGGTTGCTGGCGACTTATGGATTGATAACCTAAATAACCAATTATATTTCTATGACGGCACAGACTTAACACTAGCTGGTCCACAATATAGTTCACTACAAGGTGAAAGTGGATTTAGAATTGATACAATTATTGATGAACAGTCTCGTTCACGTCCTGTAGCAAAATTATTTGTTGCAAGTGAATTAGTTGGAGTGTTTAGTAATCTTGAATTTACTCCACAGTATTCACAACGTATTGCTCAGTTAGTAACAGTAGATAATCCAAATGGTATTATCAAAGAAGGCTTTAATGTTGTTGACCAAACAAACTTTAAATTCCACGGAACAGCTACTTCGTCAAACGCTTTGCTTACAGCTGATGGTGATGTACGTACAGTTGAACAGTTCCTTCCTTCAGATGTTGATGCTGTTGCTCAAGGTACAATTACAATTAACAATCAAGGTGGTTTAATCTTAGGTACTGCTCCGAACGTAGCGCACAAAATATTAGGCGGAAACTACTTTATTGAAAACCAAGTTACAGATAGTGATTTAACATTAAGAACAAAAAGTAGTTCGTTAGACTTAACAGTTGATTCAATATATATTGACTCTAGAAATAATAGAGTTGGTATATTTAATAGTAACCCAGAAGCAATGTTACATATTGGCGGAAGTGATGCAATATATGCAAATACTCCTAAGGATGTTATTATTGAAGGCAGTCTTACAGTAAGAGGTGATTCGACTATTGTTGATGTGAGTACACTGCGTGTAGAAGACAAAAATATTGAACTAGGTAGAGGCGAAGATAGTGCGCCGCTTCCAGATGCACAGATGGACGATGGCGGCCTAATATTACTTGCTGAAACATCAAATAAATCACTTACTTGGAAGTCAGCAACTGATGCATGGACAAGCACAGAACACTTTGATTTAGTTACTGGTAAGTCATATAAAATTAACGGTGCAGACAAACTTAGTGCAGACAGATTAGAAAATGATATTAGATTTGCTGAAGGGCTAATTAGAATTGGTACACTACAATACCTAAATGTTGATAATTTAAATTTAAATGGTAATACAATTACATCAAACGGACAAAGTCTAAGAGTTGATAGTTACGGTACTATGTTATTAAGCAATCCAGGATTTGTTGTTTCAGGACCTGGTACAAATGAACCTAACTACAATTTCTTTAGTAGTCCGGAATCATTTAAATATCCAACTTCAATGGGTGTTGATATACCAAATCCTAATCCAGCAACAGATCCAGGTAGAATTAATCAAGCATCAAAGGCAAAGATTACAGGAGTAGCAACTCCGATATCTAAAAACAGAGCAATTGCACAAAATGACGAATCGATAGAAGATACAGATGACACAGTTGCAACTAAAGGTTATGTAGACTATGAAATAGAAACACAGCCAATTGTGTTTAGTTTAGATATTACTGGATTAGATGATAGTGATATATGCAATCATTTAGAAGCAATGTTTCCATCAGCTAAAAAGATTGCTGGATCATTTGCATTTATTTCAACAACTACAGCGGCAGCATCTACTGCTGAAAACATTGATGTTGATGCAGTTAAAAACATATCATTTGTTGCTGTTGACAGCAACGGAACACAAAACGAATCAGTAATGCAAGACGTTGCATTTTTCCCTGCTAGTGGTACAGTTAGTATTACAATTAGCCGAGGGTTAAAACGCTACACTTGTGTTGAAGCTGGCGGGGTAAACACTTGGGATCCACTCACAGTTGTAAACCTTGATCCAGGAATATAAAAATTACGATAAATAATATTAAAGCATTAGGGGTAACAAATGGCTTATCAAATAGATAGATATAATAACACTATCCTAACAATAGTTGAAGATGGTACAGTTGATACAACAACTGATCTAAAATTCATCGGCAAAAACTATGCAGGATATGGTGAAATTCAAAACGAAAACATGTTGTTTTTGTTAGAAAACTTTAGTGGAGCTAATCCTCCACCACGTGCAATTAGCGGGCAGCTTTGGTACGATAGTACTATTAACAAATTAAAGTTTTACGATGGAAATAAATGGCGTACAACAGGTGGCTCAGAAGTTGAAGCAGCACAACCAACAGGACTAACACAAGGTGACTTTTGGTGGGACGTATCAAACAAACAACTATATGTGTTTGATGGCACAAACTTTGTATTAATTGGACCACAGAATGCAGGCGAAGGTGTTACCCAAATGCGTAGTCGTCAAATTCTTGATACTGTTGGTGGGCCACATACAATTATTGAAGGTATTATTTCCGACGAAGTAATTACAATACATAGTGCTACAGCATTTCAACTTTCAGATTCAAATCCAATTTCAGGATTTTCCAAAATCAAAAAAGGCATCACGCTTGTCAATACCCCTGACACTGGCATAACAACAGGTGATCACAGATTTTGGGGAACATCTACAAACGCATTGAAATTAGGCGGTGTTGACGCAAGTCAATATGTTATTGCAGCACCAGGCTCGGCTACAGTATTTACTGAAGAAGTTAATTTCCAAAAAGACAACGGAATTGCAGTAGGCGACAGTTTAGATCTAAAAATTCGTGTTGAAACAGCGGCAGGTTCGTTGCAAGGCTCAGGTATTATAGAACATACTGTTGGCGCAAATAGTAAAATTGCTTTCAAAGTAAATGATGGTACAAGTACAACACAGCATGTTCTTTCAATAGTATCAGATGGAATGGTTCCAGCTGTAGATAATACAAAGAACCTTGGTAGTGAATCACTACGATGGGCAAATGTTTATGCAACAAGTTTTGTAGGAGTAGCAACAAAAGCTGATACACTTAGAGGCGAAGGTGGAAATTATATTTCTGCAAGTTCAGCACAAAGTCCGGCAGCGGCGCCAAACGGTACAATAGCTATAAGAACATCAGACAACAAACTTAGAGCAGTAACATTTGAAGGTAGAGCAACTGAAGCACAATATGCTGACCTTGCAGAAAAGTATACAACTGACGAAGAATATCCAGTAGGTACAGCAATGGCAGTAGGCGGAGAAGCCGAAACAAAAGCAGCAAGTGCAAGTAATATGTGTATAGGTGTTATTTCAGAAAAACCAGCATACTTAATGAACAGTGAAGCAGACGGTCAAGCAATTGGTCTTAAAGGGCGTGTTCCAGTAAGAGTATCTGGACCAGTTTCAAAAGGACAACCTGTGTATGCTTGGGAAGATGGTGTTTGTTCAACTATTGCAGCAACAGCGTTAGTTGGTATTGCATTAGAAAGCAATAGTGACGAAGGTGAAAAACTAGTAGAATGCGTACTTAAAGTATAAGGAAAAGTTATGGCAGTCGGTGATCTAATTACAGCAGCAAGGTTCAACAACTTACAATCTCGTATTGCAGCAATACAAGGTAATGGTAGTAGTTCCGACGGTTACGGCCAAACACTAGCAAGTGATCAAGCACTTGCAAGTGCAACAGTTACAGCAGCCGATATGCAAGGGTTGTACTTAGATATGAGTAGAGCAAGAACCCATCAGACAGGTATAGTTCCTACTCAAATACAATCAATAAATGTTGCAGATTTAATTATTGACGATGATACTTCGCCTTATGTAGATAAAGCAGTAAGTGCTTTTGAAAGTTTAATGCTAAACATTGAAGCTGACAGATTTCAGATCAATGATTCACAAGCAAGTTTAACAGCAGGTGTAACTAGCACAAGAGAAACAGGTTGGAGTGGCAATTTACAACACGAAGTTGAAGTAACATTTGAAAATGCAGATGGAGCAAGGCACTTCTTTAATAGTGGCGGACAATTACGTTTCTACAGTACATTATCAGGTGGCTCAGAATTAAAGACAGATGACTGGCGTGTAATTCTTAACAATGCAGGCACAGTACAGTTTAAATATAATACTACAGCATCTTCAGGATCTGGACAAGCATATGGTGTTGGATTTTATGATTTAACTACAACATACCAACTAATTTACCAAAAAGTAGGTAGTGACGTAAATGCAGCATATGCTGAAAACAGATATACTATTGCTGCTAAAAAGCAAAATAGCAGTGTAATTAAGTTTTTAATATCATATAGAGACGAAGACACTGGTGATAGTCCTATATTACCAGTACCTCCAGGCGGTATTGTTGGCGGCGTTGATGAAAGTGTTGACGGAATATTAAAAAGTATTATACAAGTATACCGAGCAACAGGCCCAAGCGTTGAAGTAGAAGCACCGAATCTCTTTAATTCTATCATACTTTAACTACGCATAAATAGTTATGTGATACAGTTACGGAGCTCTCATGCCTACATCAGTACTAGCAACAAGATTTAATAATTTGCAAGATAGAATTGCCGCAGTTTATGGCAATCCACTATTGTCATCTAGTACAACAGGATATGCACAACCTGTTAGAAGCGGAAATGCAACTGCTCTCAATTACAGAAATGTAAACTGGGCTGTAGCAAGTTCTATAAGTAATTCTAGTGTTATAACAATAAATGGTCACGGATTTGTAGACGGAGATTTAGTGTTATATGATAATCAAGGCAATCAAGATATATACAGCCTTAATAACGAAGACTACTATTATGTAAATCGAGTAAGTGCAAATACATTTACATTACATACTACGGCTGCAATTAATAACAGCTCTAAACTTCTTGTTGCTGTAAGCGGAACAGTAGGTACTCATAGATTACGTGAAGTACAAGGTGATAGAATAACAGCGACACAATGGTTTAATCTTTACCTTGATATTATGGCAGCTAGAGTACATCAAACAGGTACTAATCCTCTTTCAGACTTTACTCCGACAGCACAAGTTGATATAGTTGACGACACTATACTTGGACAATTAGAATCTTTAATGACACAAATTGAAGCAAACTTATTTGCCCAAGGAACTGGACAGTACGATTTAGATGATCTACGTGACGGTACAGGTTCTACAATATCAAGACAAAGATTTACAAATTGGAACGGCACACTTACACACGAGTTTAGTGTAAACTGGCAAAACGCAAACGAACGTCAAGGATTTTTTAATGCTGGCGGCGAGATTAGAATATTTTCTAGTATAACTGGTGGTTCAGGACTAAAGACAAATGACTGGCGCTCGTTATTATCCACAGCTGGGATAGTTACTTTTGGCAGATCAGCAACAACAACATCAGGTTCTGCAACAATACAAGCTAATAAAGGCAATTATATAGGTCTTAGTGCAGGGTACACTTTACTTGCTAATTATTCAGGTAGTGATTATGTAGATAATGACTGGGATATCTATGTAAGAGAAATAAGCAACACTGAAATAAGATTTAGAGTACGTTTCCAAGATCTTGATAGCCCTCCATCACAAGCACCATTCTTTGATATTGACGAAGATGTTACTGGAACATTAAATTCTAGTGTTCAACTATTCCGTCCATCTGGTACATTTACAATAGATGAAGTAGATTATACTACTGTTGATATTTCACCTGTAACAGGTACAATTTTACAAACTATCTAGTCAGGTTCTTCTTGACAAAATCCAAAAAGTATTATATACTATTATAATAACTTGGAGAGCCTTATGGATGAACGTCTAGAAAAAGCATTGGACTTTAGTAACTTCATGGTTACTATGAATAACCAAAAAAGATTACTTAAAGAAAAATATTTTGAAGATTTATTGTACTATACAAACGGATGTCAATTTTCTGTTACTAAAGAACTGATTACATTTGTAGGTCTATTAGTTGAAAAGGGTCTTGAAGAAGCAGTGCTTACAGATGACAACGATATACCTACAAACATTCTAAGTTTAGAATCATTCTATGACGACATTTTAGATGTTTACTTTACTGCTTCAAATAATTATTTTGCAGAATATGAAAAAATAAAGTCAAATAGGTCAGTGGAAAATTTAGTAGACTATGAGTAGCAAAGGCGTACTATTATTTGCTAGAAATAATGATCAAATTGATTATATCAAACAAGCATATTTCTTAGCTAAACGTGTAAAGCAATACTTAGGCGTGCCAACGACTCTAGTAACAGATTCTATCCATTATTTAGAACGTGAATTTGATACAGCAGTATTTGATCAGGTTATTCCAATTGAACCTTGGATTAAAGACAACGGCAGAACATTCAACGATGGCGCAATGAGTAGCCAACGTGCGCATTTCAAAAATTTAGATAGATTTAATGCATACAGATTCTCTCCGTATGATGAAACAATACTTATGGACACTGATTATGTAGTGTCTAACTCTTTACTTAAAAATGTATTTGGTAGTGTAAATGACTTTTCAATATATCGAGATAGCATAGACATATCTAACATTAGAAATCCAAGAGAATTTAAGTATGTAAGTGATAGTAGTGTAGATTTTTATTGGGCTACTGTTGTATACTTCAAAAAAACAAGTATTAACGAAAGATTTTTTGATTTAGTTGCACATATACAAGACGAATATGATCACTACAGAAGAGTTTATCAAATACCTAGCAAAATGTTTAGAAATGACTTTGCATTTAGTATAGCAATACACATGATGAATGGATTTCAGCAAGGTGGCTTTGTAACACCTTTGCCTGGAAAACTATTGTACACTTTAGATAAAGATATATTGTGGGATTTAGATAATGACAACATGCTTTTCTTAGTTGAAAAAGAAAAACATATAGGAGAATACACAGCACTTCGAACTAGAGGACAAAGTATTCACGTAATGAATAAATTTAGTCTTGTAAGACAAATTGACAAGGAGACATCCAATGGAAGATAATTTTGGTATTGTAATGCTTGCGCAAAATAATGATGTTGACGACTATGTTCAGCAAGCATGTGTTACAGCAATGAGTATTGCAAAAACTAATCCTGGTATTCCTGTTAGTCTTATCACTAATGACGAAGTACCTGCACAGTATCAAAGATTTTTTGATAACATTATTGAAATACCATGGACTGACAGTGCAGAAAAAGAAAATTGGAAAATATCAAATCGCTGGAAAATATATCATGTATCTCCTTATACAAGAACGTTGGTGTTAGATACAGATATGTTAGTGTTGCAAGATATTGACTCATGGGTAAAGTTTTTAGAAAACTATGAAATGTACTTTGTAAGTAATGTTTACACGTATAGAGGTGATTTAGTTACTAGTGATTATTATCGCAAAGCATTTACTGCAAATGAATTGCCTAACTTGTACTCAGGATTGCATTACTTTAAGAAATGTGAGTTTTCTCATAAGTTTTATACTTGGTTAGAACTTGTAGTTAATAATTGGGAATTATTCTACGGGCAATATGTTAAAGAACATTATCCTAAGCGTTGTAGTATTGATGTAAGTGCAGCTATTGTATCTAAGATTTTAGATTGTGACTCTGAAATTACGAATACAAGAGTAAAGTTTCCAAGTTTTACACATATGAAGCCAAGAATACAAGATTGGCACGAAGCAATAAACAAATGGCAAAACAGAATCAGTGTTTATATGGATAAAGATTGTAATTTAAAGTTAGGTAATCACATACAAACAGGTATTTTACATTACACAGAAAAAGACTTTATAGAAGGCGCTGTTATAAAGAGATACGAGGAGTTATTAGATGTCTGAAACAAATACATTCTTAGATATGATTCAAGGGCTACAAGTACCAACAAAAACTTTTGTAGAATTTGACACAGATACTGGAGAGCTTATTAGAGTAGGCAAAAAAGGTAACGATGACAATTCTTATATTGAAGTAGATGCAAATAGTATAACAGAGATCATGTCTGGCACAAAGACAATGAATGAATACAAAGTTGTTTTTGACATTGGCCTTAAAGAATACACACTTAGAGAAAGAGGCGACCTAGAAACTGAAAATGATCACGTATATAATACACTTTATGAAGTGCCTATGTTTGTTGACGGTGATTGTGATTTAATTATTTTCCAAGATAATATTAAACAAAGTTGGACAATTAAAGTAAGTAAGTCTTTGCGTGAATTTTTGAATTCAGAAGCAGTAAATATTAATAGTAATATATTCTTTAGTATTACAGCAAAGTACGATCCTAATATTCTATTAAGGTCATTACGTCTTTCAGTAAATGATTTAATTAAAACAGATGAATTTAATTTTCCATTTGAATCAAAGTTTGAATTTAAAAATAATGTTGTAAGCGTTTATACTGCAAAGTATTTTGAAACATATAAGCATGAGGTAATTAATGAGTAATAAATTTAAAGTTATTGATTATGATATAATCTATTTGTCTTATGACGAGCCTAACGCTGAAAAGAACTATGCGGACTTGTGTAGTAAGATTCCTTGGGCTAAACGTGTACATGGAGTAAAAGGTAGTGACGCTGCACACAAAGCATGTGCAAAATTAAGTGAAACTGACAGATTTATTACAGTTGATGGTGACAATCAAATTAACCCAGAGTTCCTTGTACAAGAAATTGACTTTGACGCCCACGCCGATTTGGAACATAGTGTAATTAGTTGGTGCGGCAAAAATGTTATTAATGGACTTATGTATGGTAATGGCGGACTAAAGTGTTGGCCAAAGCAGTATGTATTAGATATGAAAACACACGAAAATGCAGATCCAGATAATCCACATGCACAAGTAGACTTTTGTTGGGACTTAAAGTATATACAACAAAATAGTTGTTACAGTTATGTATATAATAACGAAACACCACAACAAGCATGGCGTGCAGGATTTAGAGAAGGTGTTAAGATGGCACTAGATCAAGGTGTAAAGCCTACACAAGAACAATTTCTAAAAGGTCATTGGAAGAATTTGCATAGATTATGGATTTGGTTAATGCTAGGTTCTGATGTACGAAACGGTGCTTGGGCTATATACGGTGCTAGAGAAGGGCTGTACCAAACAATGTGTACTGACTGGGATTATGTACAAGTGCGTGACTTTGAATATCTAAACGCTATGTGGGAAGAAAAAGGTAAATTAGTACAAGAAGACATTGAGTATTATTCTACAGAACTCGGAACTAAATTAATAAAAGAATTAAATATTCCTATTGCTGTTGAGCCCTTAGACGCTCAACAGAGCAAGTTCTTTAAGACGGTATACCAAAACCCAAGTAGAAACCCAAAGCAACAGTTTGTGATTGATCCTGAATGAGTAATGAAAAGCGCATCGAATTACTTGAGCAGAAACGGAAACAGATAAATTCTGTAAGTTGTAGTTTCTGTACAGCTAAGTGGTTACAAACTACATTATACTTGCAAAACGGATATAATCATAGTTGTCACCATCCTGCTCCTCATAAGATACCTATTAGTGAAATAATGGGTAATCCACATGCACTGCACAATAGTAAACACAAAAAGAAACAGCGTGAAATGATGCTGAACGGAGAACGTCCAAAAGAGTGTGATTACTGTTGGAACATAGAAGACTTAGATAAAAATTACTTTAGTGACAGACACTATAAGACAGCCGACTATTGGGCATGGGATAGATTTGATGAAATTGCAAAATCAAATCCTAATGAAAATACATATCCAAGTTACTTAGAAGTAAGTTTTTCTAATGCATGTAACTTTGCATGTTCATACTGTTCACCTGAAATTAGCAGTAAGTGGATGGAAGATATACAGCAAAATGGATCTTATCCTACAAAGCACGGATCACATGATCTAAGTTATCTCAAAAAGACACAAAAGTTTCCTTACCTTAACAGTGAAGTAAATCCTTACGTTAAGGCTTTTTGGAAATGGTTTCCTGATGCGTTACCTCATTTAAAGGTGTTGCGTATTACTGGCGGCGAACCTACAATGAGTAAAGAAACATGGAAACTTCTAGACATGCTAGTAGAAAATCCACAGCCTAATTTAGAAATAGCAATAAACACAAACTTGTGTGTTCCTGATAAACTAATAACAAAGTTGATAGAGTCAATTAACAAACTAAAAGGTAAAGTCAAAAAAATAGATGTGTACACAAGTTTAGAAAGTATTGGTGAGCAAGCAGAATACTCGCGTGATGGGTTAGACTATGCACAATGGATAACAAACGTAGAACAAGTATTAGACCAAACTGACAGTTCAGTAGCAATGATGACAACTATAAACATATTAGCATTGCCAACATTTGAGAAATTTATTAACGTGGTAATGGACTTTAGAAAAAAGTATAACAAAGCGTTTGAATATAATAGGATACCTCTAAGCATAAACATTATGCGGTGGCCACCGCATTTACAATGCACACTCTTAGATACTGAGGATAGAGAACTATATGCAAGTGCAATTGAATCTACCTGTGAAAGTTGGTTAAAGTATCATAGCCCAGATAAGTTTGCTAGACTTTATTTAGAAGAGTGGGATCAAATAAAAAGGTTCTGTGATTATTTACGTAATTCTGAGCCAGCTATTGAACATAGACAGGATTTTGTAAGATACATACAAGCATACGATAAACGTAGAAGAAAAAACTTTAGGAAAGTGTTTCCTGAATATAGAGAAATATTAGAGGACTGGAATGCCTAAGAAACCCGACGAAAGTTTAACAGAGTATAGAGACAGAGTTATTAACGCTAAAAGTCCTAGCTTCTGTGGTGCTAAATGGTATAATGCAACTACATGGTTAGGTAGCGGCACTACTACAAGTTGTCATCACCCGCCAGCACACAAAATACCGCTTGAAGAAGTTGAAGCAGACTTTACTGCTATACACAACACAAAGCACAAAAAGGAAATGCGTAAGCAGATGCAAGTTGGACAACGACCTGCTGAATGTGAGTATTGTTGGAAAATGGAAGATATGAAAAAAGATGCTGTTAGTGACAGAGTCTTTAAAACTATTATCTATGATGACGACGAATTACAACGTGCATATGATATGAACTACACAGAAAATGTTCACCTCAAAACTTTTGAAATTGCGTTTGACAGAACGTGTAACTTAGCATGTAGTTATTGTAATGCAAGTTTCTCAACCACATGGGCTAAAGATATTAAAAAGAATGGCGAGTACACAAACTTAGTAAGTGATGGTGCTGGTGCATTTAGACAAGACGGCAGTTGGACACAACCTTACAAAGATGATGACGATAATCCTTACATTCAAGCATTTTGGAAATGGTGGGAAAACGGACTTAGCAGTAGTTTAGAAGAACTACGCATTACAGGCGGCGAGCCTTTAATGAGCCATAACACTTGGAAATTGTTTGATTGGTTTGAAGCACAAAATAGCAAGATGCGTTTTGCAATTAATAGTAATCTAATTGCTAAGAATGATATAATAGATAAACTTATACAAAAGTCGCATGGTATTAAGAACTTTGAAATTTATACAAGTTGTGAAGCTGTAGGTGCTCAAGCAGAATATATACGTGACGGGCTAGTTTATGAACAATGGTTAAACAATGTAAAGCGTATATTGTCAGAAGCAAATGCAAATCTACATGTAATGATGACTATTAATAGTTTATGCTTGTTTAGTATTACAGATTTCTTAGATCAAATATATGAATTGAAAGAAACAACAGGAAGTAAATGGCCAAGTGTAAGTGTTAACCTTTTGAGATTTCCTAGCTTTCAGTCACCACTTGCTTTACCTAACCATATTAAAGATGAACTCCACAAAAATTTATCTACTTGGTATGCAGCAAACAAAGACAAAGAATTATGGCACGAGTTTGAAAAGGCAAGTATTGAACGTTTGATAGATTACTTAGTTACAGTAGATGCTCCGCATAGACGTACAAGTAACCCTGCTACGTTGTGGCGTGACTTTAAAACTTTCTATCAGCAATATGATGTACGTAGGAACAAAAGCCTAAGTGTATTTCCTAAAATACTAACAGACTGGGTTGAAAGTATTCCAGACACTGATGCAAGTATTATGGAACTTGCAGAAAAAGAAGGTTGGATACTAAAACCAGATCCAAAAAATATTGATGAGCCTCTAGCAACATATGACTGACAACAAATGCATATCACCGTGGATACATTTACATACATGGCCTAACAACGATGTATATCCTTGTTGCTTAACAGCTATGGAAGATTCAGTTGGTAATTTAAATCAAAATACTCTTGCTGAAATTTGGAATGGCAATGATATGAAAAAGTTGCGTACACAGTTTCTTAACAATGAACAACCAGCAAGTTGTAAACGCTGCTTTATTAATGAGTCAAATGGCGGAACAAGTTTGCGTACACATATGAATGAAACTTTTTCGCATCATATGGATTTATTACAAACAACAAATGCTGACGGAAGTTTAGATGATTTAAGTATACACTACTGGGACTTTAGATTTTCTAATATATGTAATATGCGTTGCAGAAGTTGCGGTCCACAGTTAAGTACAGGTTGGTACGAAGATCAAAAAAAGATGTGGGGTCAATTACCTAATGACTTACCTGACCCAGGTAAAAATATTAACATGTGGAATCAAATAGAACCGTTATTTGATAAAGTAGAAGATATTTATTTTGCTGGCGGCGAGCCATTACTAATGGAAGAACATTACCGTATCTTAAATAAACTAGATGAAATGCAAAAGTACGATACTATCATTCGTTATAATACTAATCTTAGCCAGTTAAGATACAAAAAACTTGATGTTCTTGACATTTGGCCTAGATTTGATAACGTACATGTAGGAGCAAGTATAGATGGCTACGGCGCAAGAGCAGAATATATACGTAAAGGTACTGACTGGAATAAGATTGTTGCTAATAGAAAAGCAATAATACAAAAAGCACCTGATATAAACTTTTTTGTTAACTTTACAGTTAGTGTACAAAATGCATTTCATATGACAGATTTCTACGAATGGGCATTAGAAGATAACTTTATAGGACACCCAAGAGACTTTCATATTAACATTGTCCATCATCCTGAGCATCTAAGTTTACAAATACTACCTGCAAGCATGAAAAAAGAATTAACTAAAAAATATATAGATATGGCAGAAAAGTGTAAGAGATGGGGCGAAGAAAGAGTTGAGCGTGGATTCTTATCAGTTGCAAAATTTATGAATGATGCAGATACATCTCATCTAATACCAGAGTTTAAGAAAAACATAGAAATGGTAGACATAATTAGGAATGAAAATTTTGCAGAAACATTTCCTGAATTACAGGACTTGGTAAAATGATACTTACTATTGGATGCAGCTGGACGTTTGGTACTGGTGTAGAATCAAATGAAACTTTTTCGGCTTATCTACAAGACAAGTGCGGAACAACAGTTATAAATGGCGGACATGCCGGCATAGACAATGCGTATGCAGTATACTCAGCATATAGACTTTACCAAAAGTATAAACCAAAAGTTGTTTTGTTTCAGTTAACTACATTTGATAGAATGCAAATATCTATTAGTGGTAAGAAAAATTTTCTAGACAACCGATTTCATGACAATCTAGAACAACCAGTATGGACACGAGAAGGCAAGCATACACGCCTTTGGGGAATAACAGAAGAAAAGACACACAAGATTACTGTAGGTGAATACTCTAATAGTTTAAGTAAGAAAAGTGATATTGACACTACTACAAAATTCTTATACGAAAATCATACATTTAGTACATTGGCTACCGAACAATTAATGTGTCAACTAGATATGCTTAAATCTTATATAGAAAACTTTGGTGACAAGATTATATTCTTTCCGTGGGTACCAACGCCTATAGATGTAGAAAAAGTACTACCAGTACCGGTACATCAAGATAGTGTACACAACTTTTTAGATAATAATCATTACATTGACAATGGTTATCATATATCACCTCAAGGACACAAACTTGTAGCAGACGAATATATATACCCTATGGTTAGGAGCGCAATTGAGTGATATTTGTATAAATCCTTGGATACATATTGAAGCTGATGCAGTAGGCAATGCAAAGCCTTGTTGCTTATATGAAGGACCAGCTGTAGGACACTTTGGCACAGACGGTCTAAGCAAAATCTGGTCTAGTGAAGAAATGAAAACATTGCGCAAAGATTTCTTAGCAGGAAAGAAACCTGCTGGTTGTAACCAATGTTGGAAAAACGAATCGCAGGGTATACGTAGTAAACGTCAAGCAGATAATGAACGCTTTGAACATATGTTTCATAGGATTGGAAAACTAGGTCCGCCTATCTATTATGATCTAAAGCTAGGAACAGTGTGTAATTTAAAGTGCAGAATATGTAGCAGCTTTAGCAGTTTCAAATGGGCCGAAGATGAAAAATTATTATACGGAGAAGTTCTTAATCCTAACCTTAAAAGTTACTGGATAGAAGATAATAGTCCTATTTGGCGTGACCTTGAAAGAGTAATTGAGTATATTGAATGGCTAGATTTCACAGGCGGTGAACCTTTATTAATTAAGAAACATTTTGAATTATTAGAAAAGTGTGTAGAAAGAGGTCATGCACATAAAATTAGTTTACACTATAATACTAATACTACAATAAAGCCCACACAAAAAATGTTAGATCTTTGGAAAGAATTTAAATGGGTTGAACTTATGTTTAGTATTGACGGCACAGGCAAACAGTTTGAATACCAACGTCATCCAGCAGTTTGGAAAGAAGCTGAAAGTAATCTGCGTTTTGCAAATGAACAACCGTTCTTGCACACAAGTATTTGCCACACTGTAAATATTTTTAATATATTATATTTGCCAGAATTTCAACAATGGTTTAACACACTTGGTCTTCCTGAAGACCGGTTGTTCTTAAACGCACTACATGGGCCTAAGCACTATAATGTGCAAGCAATACCTCAACATGCACATCAAGTAATTAAAGATAAACTTGGCAATGATAAATTCAAACCATTTGCAGATCAAATGTCTAATTGCAACGGAGCAATTGATAGTTTCTTTAAATATACGCATATATTAGATAAACACAGGGAAGAAAATTTTGCACAAGTATTTCCTGAACTAAACACACTATTATTAGGAGAGTAATATGTCTACTCAAGGTAAAGATTTCTTTGATAAAGATTGGTTTGATGACCACGTTGTAATATTATTTGAAGCACCAATGGAGACATTACGTTGGTGGCTAAAGTTTGACGAAGATAGATTACATGATTGGCTGTTAGAAAATCCGCATGGTGATAAGAGTATTGCAAAAAGTGTAGTTGAAGATTTTTCAGTTAAAGCATTAATTACACCAATGGGCGGTGAAAACATAGTTGTACATCATTTTGAAAAAATACTTTGGTTAGTACAAAGCTATTGTCAGACCGGATGGAAGAATAGTGTCAAGGCAGTAAATCATATGGACGATGGAACATATATGGTTCATCCCGGAACCAATAGGTGTGTAGCAGCAAAGTTTCTTAATTGTAAGACAATGCCTTTAATGCTTACTGTACATAAAGAACAAAATGCATTTAAAGAACTACGTGATAAAGGTGTTGTAATAACTGATGAAGAAACATTGCGCAAAAGTTTACTGAGTAGCGATACAATATTGTTTAGAACAGAAGTTGAGGAACGTTTATTTGTTAACAGTGTAGATACTGGTAAAACAACCAAAGACTTTACATACGAATTTTTAGGTTCTGACGCTTGGCCCGAAAAACTTATGCCAACAAACTTTGAAGGCTTTACACAAATTAAATTAGATCAATGGAGTGATTTAGTGTTTAGAAGTTTGCCTATGGTAGTAAACAATCCAACTGACTGCAAAGTGCATACGGACATGTTAAACTTTAAATTCTTTGATCGTACTAAAGGGCTATTTAATAAATTTGATTTACTACAATGCAACTTACCAATGGAAGAATTGCCAAGCAAGTGTGCGTATAGTGGTATTAGTATACATATAGAAAAAGAATTCTTAGGTGATATATTTGAACTATTATTATTTGTTGACCCGCAAAAGTGTGTAACACATACAAAAGACAAAAGTATTGTGATTATAAACAACGAGCATCCTGCAAATCGAAAAGGAATTGATTGGAGTAATAAACTTATTATTCCTGATAGTTATGTCTCAAAATTTTAATGTCCAAGACCATATTAGTTATAGGAACAACAGATATCTAAAAGCTAACATTGGTAATCCTTTACTACTAGGCTTAGGAGTTGTTGAAGTTAATCCTACTGAGTTATGTAATAGAACGTGCAGTTTTTGTCCACGTAGTAATCCTGCAGTATATCCTAATCAAAATTTACAAATGACATTAGACACAGCAAACAATCTTGTCAAAGGATTGCAAGCAGCAAATTATACTGGCGACATACATATAACAGGATTTGGCGAACCTACTCTCAATCCACAGATACTTGAACTTATAAAGATATTTTCTGTATACTACACAGAAATTATTACTAACGGCGATAGACTCTTGTCAGGCCAATTAACTCACACACAATTATCTGATGCAGGACTTAGTATGCTTATTGTTGATTGTTATGATGGCAATGAACAGTACAACAAAGTGCAAGATCTATTGCAAGATTGTAACATAAGTTATCGTATACGAAATCATCACGATACTGGTAGCCCGGATTTGATTGAACAATACAATTACAATAACCGAGGAGGACTAGTATCAAAGGAAGAAACTGTATTTAGGCCTTGTTGGTTACCATTTTATAAAGCATTTATAGACTGGGACGGACAAGTTCGACTATGCTGTAACGATTGGAGTAGGAAACAACAGCCATTTGGAAATATTAATAATATAGCATTTAGTGAATTATGGAATAGTGAACAATTTGTCGAAGTTAGAAAAAAATTAGACAAAGGTAACCGAAGTAGTTTAGCGGCGTGTAAAGGATGCAATACTAGCGGCACACAAAACGGATTTGAAAGTGTAAGTTTATGGCAAAAATTACTTTAGCAAAAGGTACATTTGAGTGTCTTAATACTAATAGACTAGGTTCTGTTATTGAAAAATATTCAGACTTTAAAGGCAATCTGCAGATATGCGAGCATATAGAAGGCAAAGGTAATATAGAATATGACAAAGACACTCCGCTAGTAATATTTCATACTGAAGGAGATCCTGCATATATAGATATTGATTACTTCAATAACTTTGGTAAAGTAATTCACTGTAACGCAAATATGTCTAAAGGCATATTCTTTAATTACTGGGCATACGACTATCTTACACATATAAAGGAATTAGGAGTACAAACAAATAATCAAAATACATTTGCTAAAAAGTTTTTGTGTTTGAATGGAAGGCCTGACTGGCATCGTTACTATACCCTACAAATGTTATACGACACAGGGTTGTATGATACTGGATTAGTGAGTTTCCTAAATAGATATAACCAGCTTAATAATAATTATCACTACGATACATTTAAAGAAATGTACAAAAAAGATACACCAGAAATTGACCACATGCGTGATAGACATAGTCATCTAGTTGTTGATAGATCAAATAGCGAGATACACAAAAATGACAGATTGCATAATAAATGGATATACGAAGAAACAAGCATTAGTTTAGTAACTGAAACATATCCTGAAGCTAGTCGAGGATTATTTATAACAGAAAAAACTTGGAAGCCTATTGCAAACTGCCATTTAGCTTTGTATATAGGACAGCCTAATTTATTAGAATTCTTAAGACAACAAGGATATGATACATTTGACGACATACTAGACAACACATACGATACAATTCACGAAGATATATCAAGATTCAACAGTGCGATACACAGTCTAAGTAAATATCTTAATAGCATAGATTCGATAGATAAAAATGATATACAACAAAGACTAAAGTATAATCAGCAACGATTTTTACAAATGAAGATATCAAATGAGGAAATACAAACATGGCTGTAAAATTTCATATATTCGGAGGATGTAGCTTTACAGACATGCATAATAGCTGGGCAAGAGTTATCCAACGTGATTTACTTAACTATAACAATTCTCGGAATGTAAGTAAAAGCGGAGCCGGCAATAAATTTATTGCAAGTGCTGTAATTGACTGTGCATTGAAAGCAGAACGAGAAGGATTCACGCCTGACATAAGCATCATGTGGAGTTCTCCTACTAGAAGCGAATTTCCACTACATGAAACAGAAACACCTTATGTAGATATGTTATTCCAAAACAATACTGAATCCGATAACGATATGAATCCTGGAGTATATGCACTAACAAGTGCAAACGGTGACATTCAAAAAATAACAGGAAATTATTGGTTATTGAATGGTGGTAACGTTAGTGAAAAAACAAGGTGGAGCAATAACTTTGATATTGACATACAGTATGTAGATGCATTTAGATCTTACTCAAAGTTTATGTGGAATCAAAATGCTATGTGGCATCAAACACTTTCGAATATTTTGCTTGTTCAACAGATGTGCGAACTTAAAGGTTGGGAATATAGATTTACTACATTTAGAGCATTTGTAAAAGAATACAAAACATGGTGTGCTGATCAGTTTGTAACTTTACAAGATGAAATACATTGGAATAAGTTTTTGTTTACAGACAATGAAGACGGCGGACTTCGAGAGTATACACTCAATAATCTAAACACATGGGACGATGGATACGATAATCATCCTAGTTACGAAGCACACGAAGATTTTGTACAAAACTTTTGGCTACCGCACTTTAAAGGAGCATACACATGATAACGCTGTATTACCAATCCGGAGTTGTTGGCGAGAAATGGATACCAAATGGTGTTCCTAAAGAGTTGCGTACTAGAGAAGCATATAAGTACAATCAATTTAAGAGTGTAAAGCCAAAGTTTATTACAGAAGTATGTGACTATCTAGATATACCTGTTCAGCGTACTACCCCTAAGGACTATGTAGGACAGCCAGCTTTCTATCATATTGAAATTGATTGGATTGACCATGCATTTGTATATCGTAATGTATTTGAACATATTGATGAAGAGCCATTGAATCTAATACGTGATTTAGATAGTAAACTAAAGTTACTATTATGGTTTCCAAATGAAGGCTTTAGTTTAACTATGCCAAGGTTTATGGAAATTATTGATTTCTGTGTTAAAGACTTAGCAATACCTGCACATAAAGTTTTTCTTGTGTTTGGTGATATAAACATACAGAAAAATTTTGCAGCTTGGCGAAAGAGAAAAGGCTACAGTGAAATTAACGTATATGGCATGGACAGTTTTGAAGCAACGTATAATATGGAAATTACACAAATGGACGATAAGCCATTAGATGTAGACACGTTTCTAAACTACGATGCTCCAAAAAGCAAACGGTTTATATTTAAGAATGCCAATCCAAGACATCAACGTGTATTCTTTGCAGCGGAATTTTATAAACGTGATTTACTAAGACATAGTTATTACAGTTGGTTGAATAGATATTTTGAACCTCATGTAGATAGATTTCATACTGATGCAATGTATGAAAGTATTGACAAATATTGTTTAGATGAAGAACATCACAAAAGCCTTGAACAGCCATTAAACATGTTCCTACAAGATGCTCCTTACATTATTGATTATGACGGAACTGAAATAGAACAAGGATACAATCAACGTGCATTAATTAATCATCATTATTTAGATAGTGATTTTTCTTTTGTTACAGAAACAACATACGAACCTGTAAATGTAGAAGACGTACTTTTCATAACAGAAAAAATTTATCAGCCAATTGTTAATTTTCATCCTTTCTTAGTTGCAAGCCAAGTAAACACACTACACTTTCTACGTCACTATGGATATGAAACATTTCCTGAATTATTTGATGAGGAGTATGACAAAATTACTGACATAAGACAAAGGAGTGATTTGCTTTTGAGAAATGTACAAAATATTGTCGACGGCAATAAAGATCACATATTAGGAAGTCAATACATAAAAGACAAATGTGTACACAACCGAAATGTTTTCTTTGAACATAAAGGAAAGCAAAAATGGGTAAATGTAATGACTTGGCTGGAGAATACTCATGCATTATGATAAAGGTTTTGACTCAACCACAATTATAGGTCAGCACGACAAAAAAATTAAGCAACAGCTATTATCAAAATGTGGACCAGGCGTTTCATTTATAAATTCTACTTGGATAGAAAAAGACAATGACCTTAAAGAATTACTTGCATCTAATCCTAAAAAAATAGTTTGTTATAGTGGTCCGGATTGGGAAAACAGAAAATGCAGAACAAAAGCAAACGAAGCAATAGATAAGCATCCTAATGTTGTACGCTTTGGAAACTATGATGGAGATCATTATTGGAGTTTTTGGCTAGACTTTATACATGACAACTGGTACAAGTATGAAACTGCTGATGTAATGGATATGGAAAATAATGATATTACTAAAGTTTATATGTGTCTAAATAGAAAGCCGCATGAGCATAGAATATTTTTAGTAAAGCATTTAATAACAAGAGGTTTACAGGACTGTGGATATCTAAGTTTAGGAAAGTTTGAGAACCCATGGGACTATCATGGACTAGAAGTTCCGATAACACTTAAAAGTGATGTAGTCAATAAAGAAGGTGACGAAAGCGTAGCAGGTGATGCAGGCGGCATTACAAATGATATTACTAGTTTAGGATTACGCAGCAATTGGAATTCTCACTTTCTCAACATTGTCAGCGAAACTACGATACATACTAATGTATTTGTTAGTGAAAAGGTGTTTAAGCCTATTATAGGTATGCGTCCGTTTGTTGTGCTAGGTGATGATAACGTTTATAAGATACTTCATAGTTGGGGCATTGATACATTTGACGATTTGTTTGGCACTGGATATAAACACCAATGGCATACTGATAGAATTAAATGGATTTGTAATGTAGTACAAAACTTAAAGCAACGCAAAGATTTGAAAGAACTATTAATTAGTTTAAAGCCACGCTTAGAACATAATGTAAAGATGTTGCAGAGAGCAGCAGTAAAGAATAGACAATTTATAGATAAGGTAAAATTTTAATGAATATAGCATTTATTGGGTTAGGGAAACTTGGACTGCCTTGTGCAGAAGTTATTGCAGAAAAAGGACACAATGTAACTGGATATGATATTGCTAAACGGGGCAATAGTAATGTAGCACAGTTCCCTACAATCCAAAGTGCAATTAATGGTGCTGATATTGTATTTGTTGCTGTACCAACACCTCATGATCCAGATTACGATGGCAGAGCACCAACAGCACATCTAGAGCCAAAAGATTTTCAATACGACATTGTTAAAGAAGTAATTGCTGAAGCAAACAAGCATATGACAAAAGATCAATTACTTGTATTAATAAGCACAGTGTTACCTGGCACAGTGCGTAGAGAGTTTATACCGCTAGTAACTAACACACGCTTTGTATACAATCCTTATTTGATTGCTATGGGAACAGTTGCTTGGGATATGGTTAATCCTGAAATGGTAATGATAGGTACAGAAGATGGTACCGAAACAGGTGATGCAAAACAACTTGTTGATTTTTATAAATCTATAATGGAAAATGATCCTCGCTACGTTATTGGTACTTGGGACGAATGTGAATGCATCAAAGTATTCTACAATACCTTTATTAGCACAAAAATTGGACTAGTAAATATGGTACAAGATGTTGCACAAAAGCAAGGCAACATTAATGTTGATGTTGTGACAGGAGCATTACGTGATAGTACACAGCGTATTATGGGGCCAAGCTATATGAAAGCAGGAATGGGCGATGGAGGCGCATGTCATCCAAGAGATAATATAGCTTTGCGCTACATGGCAGATAAACTAAATCTAGGCTACGACATATTCGATAGTGTAATGAACGCTAGAGAAATACAAGCAAAAAATATGGCTATTGAAATATTAAAGTACGGAAACAAAATACAGTTTAGTAGCGATAGTTACAAACCTGATGTTGAATATGTAGACGGTAGTTATAGTTTACTTGTACAACACTATGTAAGAAAACTAGGCGGTTGGGTAGTAAATGAAACTCCTAGTGTTGTTGTTAGAGTACATGAAAATGATAAGTTACCAGAAGGTAACTATATTGTATTTGATCCGTGGCGCAGTTACGAAGGATCAAATCAACATGTTTCTTACGGAAATACTAGACATATGAAATGATCTGTGTTATAATAAGATATGTATGATATATTCTATCAACTAAATGACAAAAATGCAGAACAGTATGAAACACTTAAATCTAAATTTCCTACTGTAAAAAAGTGCGACGGCTTTAAACAAGCACAAAAAAGAGCCTTTACCAAATTCTTTTGGTACATACCTAGTGACGTAATAGTACTTGACGATTTTGATTTTGACTATGTACCTGATGCATGGAGTAATGAATACGTTCATCTTTTTAAAAACGGCGAACATTACGATGGTATTAACTTATTTCCAAAGCGTTTAGAAATAAGAGAAAAGGAACTACAGCATAGATTTTTTGTAAACAAAAAAGAAGTTGACATACAAATAAGTGTACCCAAGCAGTACGATTTTTTCTATGTAGACACATTTGAAGAATACGAACGTGCATTTGAACAAACTACTACAGAACTATTTTGGGTAGTAAGCAGAAACTTGACAATTGATCCTAACTTTGATCTTGGATTTTACTTTAGTCATCATAACAGTTATGATAGGCGAGAAAATCATGCGTTTGTGCATAGTGTTGAAGGCAAAGAATTATATAATGGAGTCTTCCTATGTTCAATACATAAGCAGCTTAACAAAAAGCAAGTAGATTACAAGTTTATTGTAAACAGAAAAGAGTGGGAAATAACAGCAAGTGGACCTTGCGAATACGAAAAGTTTGAAGTTGTTACATATGTAGACTATCTCAAAGCACTAAAGATGAGCAAGACAGAAATGTTTTGGATGGTACCTGAAAGAGTACAAGTTGAAAAGGCATTCAAATTTGATATGTATTTTTCACATGATAACGAATACGACAGAACAATAAATCACGTGTTCTTAAATGGAGATCACTTTGATGGCATTGTGTTATGCAGTAAACATAATCCTATTACACAAAAAGAGTTTGACTATAGATTTGTGTCTCAGCGCAAAGAACATGCAACAGTAGCAAGTTATCCTAAAGTTAAAGATTATGATATTGTGTTTATAAGTTATAATGAACCTAATGCTGATGAAAACTGGGAAAACTTGAAAGAACGTTTTCCAAGAGCGCAACGTATACACGGAGTCAAAGGCATACATCAAGCACACATTGAAGCAGCTAAATTGTGTACTACTGACTTATTTTTTGTTGTAGATGGCGATGCTACGATAGTAGATAGTTTTGATTTCCGTTATAAAGGACAAGAAGGCTTTGTACATGTATGGCGTAGTATAAATCCTATAAACGATCTAGTATACGGATACGGCGGCGTAAAGCTATTGCCAAGAGAGCTTACGCTTAACATGGATACTAGCAAGCCTGATATGACAACTAGTATATCAGAAAAGTTTAAAGCAATGCCAGATATTAGTTGTATAACTAATTTTAATACAGATCCGTTTAGCACTTGGAAAGGTGCATTTAGAGAATGTTGTAAACTTTCTAGTAAAGTAATTGATAGGCAAAAGAATGAAGAAACAGATGACCGTTTACTTACCTGGACGACAGTAGGGAAAGAGCGCCCTTACGGCGAATGGGCTATCAAAGGTGCTAGACAAGGATCTGCTTACGGAACAGCAAGCCAAGGCGATAGTGAAGCACTTAAAAAAATAAATGACTTTGATTGGCTTCAGGAGAAGTTTAATGAAAACACATGAGTTATTAGATAGGTTTGAACTACTGTATCCTACTAACAGCAAATTAGCAGATCTACGTAGAGCATATATTGACCAAGACATTAGCAGTATATTTAGACTAATGCCTAATCATGTATCTGGAGACATTGAAGAACTTCGTAAAGCAGTGCTAGAACAAAATTTGCATAGTATCTTTAGATTGTGTAACAACGATGATTTAAGGAAACTTGTACTAGAAGACAATACATGGAAACTTTGGCCCATACTAGATTGTTACGCTGACACTCAATTTATAGCAGCATTCAAAAGTTTTTTTGTTAATGAAACAAATATTTGGGACGATTGTTTTTCTAGAGGACAACTAGAAAGTAAATTATGGTTAGTAAAAGAACTTAGAAAACTTAAGGTTGACTTAGGCACAGTATTCTTGTGTGCAGGTTGGTACGCTACACTAGCTACAATGTTATTTGAGAGTAACATTAAAGTAGATAAAGTTAGATCTTTCGACATTGATCCTAGCTGTGTAGATATTGCTGAAGTATTTAACAAGCCTTGGTTTGTAGATCAATGGCGATTTAAAAGTATTACACAAGATATAATGGATATTGATTATAATGAGCATACATGGCAGTATTGGAGTAACGCAAACAATAGAATGAGCTATCCAATTACAGATAGTCCTAATACTATTATAAACACAAGTTGCGAACACATAGAAAACTTTTCAGAATGGTATGATCTAATACCAAACGATAAATTAGTAGTTCTACAAAGTAATAATTATTATGAAGTAGAAGAACATGTTAATTGTGTTAAAGACATCAAAGAGTTTGGCAACATGGCACGTATGACAGGTCCGTTATATGCAGGTGAACTAGAACTGCCCAAGTACAAGAGGTTTATGTTAATTGGATATAAATGAACTAAGTGTAAGAGAACTGCAAACAGAGAGTGCTAGGGCATTGAGTACAATGCAAGCAACCAATAATAATATTTGGCAGTTCAATAAAGTAGCACATCATAACAGTCAAAACTGGTACAAGGCTGTAATCGAATGGTATGTTGAACAGTACGGCAACCTGCCTAGTAAAGTTGGTCCTGGTAAAGATGTAAAGTTGATAATGGATGTATAGATACGAAGATATAAAAACAATACACCTTGAGGTTACACAAAACTGCCAAGCCAATTGTCCAATGTGTGACCGTAATATGAACGGCGAAGGATTAAATCCGCACATTAATTTAGATGAACTATCATTAGACGATTGCAAAAATATTTTTACAAAAGAATTTATTGCACAATTAGATACAATGTATATGTGTGGCAACTTGGGAGATCCTATCGTTGCTAAAGACACATTAGAAATATTTCAATATTTTAGATTACACAATCCTAATATGTGGCTAAGTATGAATACAAACGCAGGGGCAAAAAATGAAAAGTGGTGGAGACAGCTGGCTGAAGTTTTTGGAAGGATGGGCTCCGTCATATTTAGTGTGGACGGTTTGCGTGACACTAATCATTTATATCGCCAAGGAGTTGTATGGGATAACGTAGAACGCAACATGCGAGCATTTATTGACGCAGGCGGCAGGGCACGTTGGGACTTTCTAATTTTTGAACACAATCAGCATCAAGTAGATGAAGCGGAAGCACTTGCTAACGAATGGGGCTGCGAAAAGTTTATGAAGAAAAAGACTGGACGCTTTATTACACAAGATTCAAAAAAGAAAGAATCTCATCAAGCAGTTGATAAAAAAGGTAATAAAACTTCTAAACTTAAAAAACCAGATGCAAAATATCAAAACAAAGCAATTAGCAAGCAAGAAGTAATTATTAACAAGTACGGCACTATGGACGCTTACTATGATGCAGCCCCTATCATTTGTAAAGTAAAGAAAGATAATAGCTTATTCATAACAGCAGAGGGCCTAGCGTTACCTTGTTGTTGGACTGCTGGCCGAATGTATAAATGGTGGCACAAAGATCCTAAAGTAGAACAAATATGGGACTTTATACCTGATATAAGCGCCTTACAAGCACGGAACGGTTTAGAAGCAGTGTTTGCTACGGGAATATTTGAACGCATACAAGACAGCTGGACAAAGTCTAGTTGCGGTGACGGCAAGTTAAAAGTGTGTGCAATGAAATGCGGCGCAGAGTTTGATCCGTTTGCAGAACAATTTAAATAATAATTTTAGTCTGAGGTTTCTTTTTAAATTGACCATGGTCAAACTTGTTATTGTCTATATTACTAAGTAATCCTTCAACAGGATATCCTACACCTAATGCTAATCCTATATCTTTGCCTTTGATTTTGTAATTCCTTAATGCTCTTGCTACCTTATTTTTCTTATCTTTTCCACTTTCTAACGGATAAAAACATTTACAAAATCCGGTTCGTAGACCAATATTATTTGCAGCCAATGCCATAGCACCAGCAGCCAAACCAATTTCTGTCATAGTTGTGTTATTGCCTTGACGCTTTTCTTGACTACGTTTTTTTTCGTCTCTGTCTTGTTTTTCAAAAAATGTAAATACCACCGGAGCTAACATTTGTGGATTCTTCACTTGTCTACCGTGCCATCCTTTATTAACAGCACTTGCTGTAAGATATTCAATCATTGTCCTATCAGTAAACGCTACTATTTGAAAGGATGATAAGTTTTGTTTAGTAGGCATTGTATAACCTACATCAAATAGCCAATCAATTATTTCTTGATCTACAGATTTATCAAGATCCCAATTTCTTTGGCAATGTTGTGTTTGTTCTATTAAGTCTAACCAATTCATACAAATATTTATCTTAGAACAAATAAGTACAGTTATGCTTACAATTAATGATGTTAAAAAAATTGAACTAGAAATTACCAGCGATTGCAATGCAGCCTGTCCAGGCTGTGCTAGAACAATTCATAATGATTTGCTGAGAATAAACAGTTTTTCACTGCAAGATCTGCAGAGAATATTTCCTACTACTAATCATATAGCAGATAAAGAATTTAAATTTTGTGGTGTATTAGGCGATCCAGCAATACATCCTCAGCTTGCTGATATGTTAGAATACGTATTACAACATGGCGGGAAAGCAAACATTAGTACAAACGGTGCTGTAGGTACAGCAGACATGTGGCGTAGAATAGGCAAACTAGCAAACCAGTATCATCAAAAGTTTTTCATGCAATGGTGTATTGATGGTCATAAAGAAACAAATCATATTTATAGAGTAAACACTAAATGGAGTGTTCTTGAAAGAAATATAAATGCATTTTGTGAAACAGTTGGAGAATATACTCACAAAGCACAATGGGTCTTTATTGTTTTTGATCATAACGAATACGAACTTGATATAGCAAAACAACATGCTAAACGTTTAGGATTTAAATTTGCTACTCGCACAGGAATGCGTAACAGTTATCATCAATGGATATCTCATATTGGTAAGAAAAACAATAAAGAAACAAAAGTAATTACTACTACAGGCAAGAACGAACATAAACGTAAAGATGAAGTTTACAAGTTAGATAAACTAATTGCTAATAACGAAGTTGACAATAGTATCATTAATACAATTTCATGTAAGTATGTACACGAAGGTGAAATGTTTATTAATGCACAACAACAAATGTGGCCGTGTTGTTTTTTATGGGATAGCGCATTTAAAGATATAGACAATATGTCAGAAAAACTTAGTGATTATCCTGACAGCTGGAATAGTTTAAAAACACAATCTATAGAAGAAGTTATGCAACAACCTTACTATATGAATGTACTTGAGGAAAGCTGGAACCCTAAACACAATAAACATATAGAGCGTTGTATAAGAACATGCGCATACAATAAAGCATATCAAAACGAAATAGTAGAACAAAAATGAGTTGGAAAATTTTAGTTAAAGATCAAGTTAAGGTTCAAATTGAAATGTCTAACTATTGTAATGCTGCTTGTCCGGCTTGTGCAAGGTCAAAGGTTCGTAAGAATATCAAAGATGAGATGTATCCTATTACATTAAATGATACGTACATAAGTTTAGAACAATTTAAAAGTTGGTTTGATAAAGATACTTGGTCAAGTTTAACACATATACATATGTGCGGTAACTACGACGAGGCAACAACTAATCCTGATCTAATTGAAATTGTAAAGTGGATTCTATCTAGTGATGATCTATTTCCTATGAAACCTAAGATTTCTATTGCTACTAACGGCGGTACACGCACTAAAGAATTTTGGAAAGAGCTAGGACAAATGTCTGCCGAATCCGGCAATCGCCTTAATGTAACATGGGGCCTTGATGGGTTTGAAGACACTAATCATCTTTATAGGATAAATGTTGTTTGGAATAGAGTACAAGAAAATTATAGAACATACATAGCAAACGGCGGAAACGCAGTTTGGCAATTTATATATTTTGCACACAATGAACATCAAGCACATCTAGTTGAAGATTATGCAACTAGTGAAGGATTTTCTAAAGTAAAGTTTATAGGAAGTGCTAGACCTAATATTGGCAAAACAGAACACAACATTGATAAGAAAGCAACACCAAAGATAATTTCATCAATAATAGCACCAAAATGTCTTACTGGAAGTATAGACGATCATGGTGTATATATTACACACCACGGTTATGTTCTTCCTTGCTGCTGGTGGGGAACTAGGTGGGGATTTGAAAATCTAAAAGATTATAGTAAACTTTATAGTCCTGACCAACACAGGTTAAACGGATCAAATAGTATACAAGATATCTACGACAGTGACTGGTATAGTAACTTATATACTGCTATCATGAACGAAAAGTTTTCGAAATGCACAGAAAATTGTAAACAAAATAAAGTTGCAACACAACGATTTGAGAAATTAAATGACAAATAAATTACCATCAGAAACATTTTGCCTACTACCGTGGGTACATCTAAGCACAAGACCAGACGGCAGTATGCGAGTATGCTGTACAGCAAACGCTAGTTCAGTTGGCCCAACTAATGATAAAGAGCATGGCGGCCAAGTAGGCATACTAAAAGATGACGAAGGACGTCCTAACAATTTAAATGTTAGTGATTTTCAAAGTGCATGGAATAGCGACTACATGAAGAATGTACGCAAACAAATGCTTGCAGGAGAGAAACCTCCCAGTTGTTTAAAGTGTTATAAAGAAGAAGCAGCTGGACATCGTAGTAAGCGTATGTGGGAAACACACTACTGGAGTCAGCGTGTTGATGTTGATAAGGTATTACAAGAAACAAACGAAGACGGTAGTGTTCCTCCTAACTTGGCATACATTGATTTACGCTTTGGTACTAAGTGTCAGTTAGCATGTGTTATGTGCAGTCCTCATGATTCATCAGGTTGGATCAAAGACTGGAAAGCAATCTTTCCTGCTGTTGAAAACAAAAGTCTCAAAGAAATTATGCAGTGGGATAACAAAGGCAGCACTAACGGTAGTAGTTATAATTGGCATAAACAGAATCCTACATTTTGGAAACAGTTCTATGAACAAATGCCTAGTATGCAGCAAATTTATTTTGCAGGCGGCGAAAGTCTTATTATTGAAGAACACTATGAAATACTTGAACACGCAATCAAAATGGGCTACGCTAAAGACTTAGAACTACGTTATAATTCAAACGGAGTTGAATGGCGCGATGATTTATTTGACCTATGGAAAGAATTTAAATTAGTACGTTTCCATTATAGTATAGACAGCATTAAAGAAATGAATGACTACATTCGTTATCCTAGCAATTGGGAAAACCAAGTAAACACGTTTCATAGATTAGATAATGAAACAAGTGATAATGTTGAAGTAACTATTGCGTGTGCAGTGCAAGCACTAAACGTATACTACTTGCCAGACTTTATACAATGGAAGTTGGAGCAGAAGTTTAAGAAAATTAACATGTGGCCATTTGGTGCAGGCGGTATTAGTCAGCACTTTGTATACTGGCCAGCACATTTAAATGTAAAGAGCTTGCCTGCAGACTTTAAAGAAAAATGTAGAGCAAAATACGAAGCATGGTATCCATGGTGGGAAGAAAACTGGGAACTTGGAGTTCCAAGTTGGCATAAAGGTAAGATTACTAAAGAAGACTTTATGCAAGCTGAATATGGTATCAAAAGATTAAATGGCATCCTTAACTTTATGGAAAGTGAAGATTGGAGCCAACGACTTCCAGAGATGAAAGAATTCCTTAGTAGATGTGACACACAGCGTGGTATAACATTTGAAGAAACATTTCCTGAGATGAAAGATATATTTGATGGACTTTGATACAATAAATTTACTATCGGGTAAAGTATTTCAAATTACTTGGGATTTAGGTAGGCGGTGTAATTACGACTGTACATACTGTCCTGTAACTAGGCATGATAACTTTAGTCCCCATGCTAGTCTCGATGAACTAAAAAGTAGTGTAAATTTTGTTTACAGTTACATTGACTTGTATATGCAATATAGAAAAGAAGATCGTGCTAGTATTAGTTTCACAGGCGGCGAGCCTACTGTAAATCCTAACTTTATTCCTTTTGTAAAATATTTAAAAGAAGCATACGAAGAAAAGTATAAAGGCAGATGGCAAAATGCACTAACACTTACTACTAATGGTGCAATGAGTCAAAAAATGGCACAAGCTGTAATTGATAACCTATCACATGTTACAGTAAGTTATCATGCTGAAAGTAATCAAAAACTAAAAGATCAAGTTAGAGACAGAATACTACAGTTTAAAAAAGCTGAAGATAGTGGCAACTTTAGGATTAATGTTAATGTTATGTTCCATGCACAACATTTTGATGAGTGTAAAGACTTATGCGAATTTCTAGAAGAACACGATGTAAAATATGTTCCTAGAGTTATCGGTGAAGAAGCAGACAGTAAGCCATCCTTTGCACATAAATATTCACTTGAACAATTAGACTACATGAAAAACTATTGGAACAATAATACTAAAAAGTTAAACAAAGAAAAAGAAGTATCAAAAGTATTAAGTGCAGCAGGCGAAAAGAAAAGCGAATCTGATAAATTAGGAATGACTATTGGACGTCCTTGTTGCGGTATGCGTAATATGTGTTTAAGCAATAAGACTGAATCTATTACTAGTCAGTTTGTTAACAAAAGAGATTTCAAAGGATGGAGTTGTAGTGTAAACTGGTTCTTCTTACATATTGAACAACAAACTGATCAAGTATTTCACCATCAAACATGCCAAGCAAAATTTGACGGTACAAGAGGTGCAATTGGCAAACTAAGCCAAGGTAATATTATACTTAAAGATTTAAGAAATAAATTAGAAAATAAAAAAATGACTACTATAATATGTCCTAAACAAACATGCGGGTGTGGATTGTGCGCACCAAAAAGTATGTACAGTGAACGCTATAAAGAAGTAGTTACAGAACATATTGATGTAGGAGTTCTAAGTGACATATAATTGTTTAGAAGGTACAACTAGTTTATACGTTGAAAGACATTCAAGTGGTTATGTAGTATCTCCGTGTTGCTTGTATAAAGCCAAGCACAACAGCGGAACAGTTCCTAACATTGAAGATTTAATAGATAATCCAGCAATCAATAAAATTAAAGAAGGATTTAAAGGAGACTGGAAACGTCCTGAGTGTATAGATTGCATTTTAAAAGAATCATCAGGAAAATCTAGCAAACGTATAGTTAGCCTTGAAAGAGGCAACACAGGAATTACTCACTGGGACATACGACCCGGCAGTCTTTGCAATTTAAAGTGTGCAATGTGTACTCCTTGGAACAGTAGTAAATGGTATGAAGATATTGACATCTTTAAAAAATACAATGGCGAAGTTTTAAATGAAGACAATCGAAAAGCAAGAGACGAAATTGATTGGGATTGGATATATGAAAATTGTATAGACAAAGCTATATCTATTTACATTGCTGGCGGCGAACCTTTTTATATGAAAGATGTACAGAAATTTATTAAGAATTTATCTAAGCATGAGTGGAATCGTAATAATACTATTTTATGTATTCAAACTAACGGAGTAAGTAATACTCCAAAGTTTTTAGAAATATTATCTAAATTTAATCACCTAGAATTTAGTATTAGTTGCGATGGTTGGAGTGATGTTAACGATCTTATACGTTTTCCAACTAAACACGACGAATTCTTAAAAAATACGCAAGAACTTGTTGACTTAAATTGCGAGAAATTATTTTTTAATATTACTGTACAAGCAATGAACTTACCTAATATTGATACATTAGTTGACAATATTCAAAAAAAGTGGAACGGAAAATACGATATTCATAAATTAACTAGGCCTAATCAATTACAAGTAAATGCACTAAAGCCGCATATAGTTGAACGTGTCCTAGAACAAACTAAAGTGCCTGAACTAAGAAAGTTTTATTCTGATTATAAATTTAATGAACAACTAAATCTTAAGATGCAACAATATTTACTAGAGTTAGATAGTGCAAGAGGCACTGACAGCAAAAAAATTATACCGTGGTGTTTTGAATAATGTGGACAACTGATACATTAGAATGGATTGATATAGAACTTACAAGTTTTTGTAATATAAAATGCAAAGGCTGTTTTCGTGTGTTGTCTGATTATGCCGATGACATATTAAACAAAACTTATTTAGATCTCGACACTATTAAAGAGAGATTTCAAAAAGAAATGTTTCCAAATATTAAAATTATTAATTTTTGTGGTAGCGTTGATGAGCCTTGTAGTCATCCACAATTTCATGAAATTATAAAACACTTTGCTGATTGGGACTGTCATATTAACATTGCTACTAACGGAAGTTTACGGAGTGAAAAGTGGTGGACTGAACTAGCAGGTATACTTCCTAGCAGTCACAAAGTTGTTTGGGGAATTGACGGTAGTGACGAATTGTCTGAAGTATATAGACAAGGGTCTAATTATAAAAAAGTACAAAAAAATTACAGAGCATTTATTGCTGCTGGCGGAAAAGCAAATTGGCAGTTTATTAGTTTTGAACATAATGAACATCAACTAGAAGAAGCAAGAGAAATAGCAAAGCAAGAAGGCTTTAAAGAATTTAAAACTATTATTAGTCATAGAAAAGACTCTGGTGGTATCAAACATAAAAAGGTTGAAACACAAGAATCCAATTGCATTAGTTGCAAGTATGCTAATCAAAAACGTATTTTTGTAAATCACATGGGCAATGTAATACCCTGTTGTCATCTTAATGCAAAGATGTTAGAATATCCAGTTAGCGGAAAACACAAAGATAAATTTGAAGATATATTAGAACAACAGGATTATATGTCAGATATTAATTTAACCAATGTAAGTATTGAACAAGCAATTAATGGAAAAGTTTGGACAGACATAAAAAACAGTTGGACATCAGATAACAAGATTCCTCGTTGCGAGCAAGTATGTAAAGAAAACAAACGTGATAAATTTATAAAGGAACAGCTATGATATTTAAAAATAGTCAACAAGATATTAATATTGAAGAACCTGATAGCGTAAAGGTAGTATCTCTTAAAATATCCGGCGGTGCTGACAGTGCTATTGTTGGTTATATGTTATCTAAATATGTAGCTGAAGAAAGACCTGATATTAAGATTATTCCATTAACTACTAATCATCCTAAGAAACCTTATCAAGGAGTGTTTGCTCCCCGTATAATAAATTTTTATAAAGATACTTTTGGAGAACATATTTTTGGAAAACATTATATAAACAATGTAGACGTAATGAATACTAACGATGATTATATAAATGCACAATGGGATAATTTTTTCGAAGCTAATAATAAAGAAAACATACAAAAAAATTATTCTGGTATTACTGCTAATCCACCCTTAGATATAGTAGATACTTTTAGAAACGAAAAGGGTAACCTAATTAACGGACCGTGCGATAATAGAAATGGAAAGAATTTTCCTGTGCTTAATGATTATTCTTGGAGACACCTAACAAACATAGACAAAAAAGGTGTAGCAGAACTATACGAAACACTTGGAGTTATGGAAACATTATTTCCGTTGACTAGAAGTTGTGAAGACCATACTATGGACTTTAGTTCCCATTGCGACAACTGTTGGTTTTGTAAAGAAAGATTTTGGGGTTTTGGCCGATATATTTAACGGTTGATTATTTTTTAAAAGGTGTTATACTGTAGTTATGAGTGAAGATTTAAAATGGAGCAATTATGACTTTACAAAGATCCCGTTTGACGACATTGTTAGCGTCGGACAAAGGACACTCTTATATAGAGACTTGTTTACTGTCAGCTGGCTGCTTGGAAGATTCTGTAACTACAAATGTAGTTACTGTTGGCCCTACGCAAGAAGCGACCGCAAAGATCATAGACCTACAGAACTATGTCTCAAAACAATCGACGAAATAAAGCGACAGGCACGTGAAAACGGATTTAATAGTTATCATTTTAGTCTTAGTGGCGGTGAGCCTACTTTTCATCCTGGGTACTTGGACATTCTACAGCATCTGGCTGATGACGTAGACAACACCAACTATACCAGTGTACACATGACGTCAAACTGTAGTCGCAATATGGCTTGGTTTGAAAAGTATGTTGAAGCAGTAAAGCCATTTCATAGAGCAAGTATTACAGCAAGTCTGCACACAGAACACGTAAACAGTAAAGAGAAGATGCAGGACTTTGCAGATAAGTTAATCTTCTGTCAGGAGCATGATGTACAAGTTACAATTAATCAAGTTATGGTACCAGAATGGTTTGAACGTGATTGGGAGAATGCGTTATTCTTTCACGAGCAAGGTATCAACGTTACTCTTAAACCACAATCAGACCCTACTGCTTCTAAAATTGTTGAAGGTTACAAACCAGAAGACTTGGAGCGGTTGTGGAACGGAATGCCACAGCGAGCATACACAGAAAACAAAAGGATATGGACAGAGCGTCCGAAGCCAAACTTCCAAATACCTCAAGGAGTAGAGGGAAAATTAGATACAAGTATTCCTTGGCATATGCAAGTAGAGTTAAAAGACTCTAAAGGTAAAAAGTGGTATATGGACCAAGCAGAACGCTTTAATGCCTTTAATTTCAACAATTTTGAAGGATGGGCTTGCAATGCCGGTTACAGCGGACTTATAATACGCGAGCCAGACGGTTCGGTAAAACGTAGTTATTCTTGCCATGATGCGCCACTAGGCAACATCGAAACAGGTTTCGAACTGTTTAAGACACCTAAAACTTGCATTACAAAAAGTTGTGTAAGTTCGGCTGATTCAAAAATACCTAAACGTAAGATTATTTAAATAAATACACATACTGCGAGAAATCGCGAACATTCTATGTTCATTTTCATTACTGCTATTCAGCCAAGATTTATCTTGATACTACTCTTATAGGACGCATGATGAAAAAAGTTTATTTCACACAAATTAATAATGTAATAGCCGAAGCAACATTCTTGCCACTAAGCGTAGCATATGTATGGGAATACTGCAACGCTAATGTAGAAGGATGGGAGCTTGGCGGAATATTGTTTGAGCGTGAAACAGTAGCCGAATATTTAAAACAAATAACCGACCCTGATGTATTTGCCATTAGTACATATGTATGGAATTGGGATATAAGTAGAGAGCTTGCTCGTGCAGTTAAACTCCGTTGGCCCAACTGTTTAATTGTAATGGGCGGCCCACAAGTTCCTGCCAAGAAACAATGGCTACAAGATAATCGAGATATATGTGATTTAATTGTCACATATGCCGGCGAACGTGCGTTTGCTGAGTTACTTAATGGTAATTATACAGCACCTGGCATATTGAGTGTTGATAGTTATAGTCCTCCTAAACCTGATAAAATAGTAGACGACATTCCTAGTCCGTATCTTAGTGGACTAATGGACTCTCTTATGAAACCTGGAAAACAGTACAGTGCTATAATTGAAACTAATAGAGGTTGTCCTTATGCTTGTACCTTCTGTGATCAAGAAGCAATATATTATAATAAAATAGCAAAGTTTAATTATGATAGAGTTATTGCTGAAATTGATTGGGTGTCTGATCATAAGATCGACTTCCTATATTTTGCAGATAGTAATGTAGGAATATTTGACAGAGACATTGACTTTATCAAATATGTTGCTAAGTGCAAAAATGAAAAAGGATTTCCAAGACAAATTGATTATAGTACAGCAAAACAGCAACCTGAACGAATCGTCGAACTAGGCCGTATACTTAATCAAGAAGCAAAGATTAAACGTGGAGTGACTATTGCACTACAGAGTATGAACCCAGCTACACTAAAAGCAATTAAGCGTATTAATATTGCTAATACTAAATTAGAACAAATGGTAAGTGCGTATAATAAAGCCGGCGTTGATAACTACTGCGAATTAATAGTCGGCTTGCCAGAAGAAACATTAGATACTTGGATTGCCGGAATTGGAAAAATACTTGAACTAGGAAGCGATCACGCTCTTACTGTCCATCCATTAAGTATTGTTCCTAATACTCCATTTAGTGATCCAGAATACAAAGACAAGTACGGATTGCAATATACTGCATCTCCTGCACCTGCAGGCGGCAACGTTTATCCAGAAGACAGTAAGGGCGAAGTAGACTTTGTATGCCATACTAGTAATACGTTTACTACAGACGGATACATTGATATGTATTTCTTTGCAAAGGGCATCATTATTCCGCATCACTATCACGGTGTGAGTCAAGTAATTGCTACTTACTTGTTCCGCGAACATAACATTTCCTTAATAGATTATTACAAATGTTTGTTTGAGTGGAGTAAGAATAGTTCAGGTATTTTAAATCAAGAGTACGTTACTCATACAACTAGTTTGCGTGAAAGTTTATTTGAAATGAAAACTTGGGGACGTTCTATAGAAGGTTCAGACGATTTTCACTTCCAAGATAATGGAGCAACTGCTGCATTTTTGTATTCTAATATTGATGAAATTTACAATGAACTTATTTACTTTGTAAAACTGAAATACGGTATTGACATTTCTGAAGTATCAGTGTATAATAAGCATATACTCGATATTTATGGTAAGACGGCTTACTCTATGACATTTACAAAAAATTGGGACTCTTGGTTCTTTAACAATACTATATTAGCAAATATGGAAACTGTTGTAGAAACAACTCCAACAAAATATAAAGACAGAGGCGACCACGCTAAACATTTATTCTGGTATGGTCGAAAAAGCAAAAGATGCTTTTTACAAACAACAAAAAAGGAGTTTGCATGATACGTGTGGGAGATACTATACCTAATGTTTCTAGTATGCATAAAGTTAAACATAACAATGAGTGGGCAGACACCCGATCGTTATTTGCTGGCAAGAGGATACTTTTACTCGGATTGCCAGGTGCGTTTCTTGTAGAATATGCTGCTTCTCAACTCCGGTCGTATGAATTTTTATATGACAAGTTTATGAACGAAGTTGACGAAATATGGTACACGTCAACTGACGATTGTTTTATACAGAACGCCTGGAACAAATTTCAAGGTATTAAACATATACAAAATTTACCTGATCCAGATGCTACTTGGTCCGATGCAATAGGCATGACCGAAGATATGACCAAAGAAGGATTAAGCAGTAAACGAAGCCATCGATATGCTATGGTCCTAGATAATCTTGTTGTTAAAACTATTAAATATGAAGACTTTAGTCATAATCCAATGACGTGTTTCCAAGTAACTGATGCAGACTCTATGATGCAATACTTTGAAATTATAAAGACAAATTATGAAAGATGGGATGATAATGTTGGAAGAGAAAAAAACAGCTCAGTACTGTCATGAACTAACTAACCTTTGGTTTGATAGACAGTATCTAAGTAATCACTTAGCAAGTATAGAAGAGGATGAATGGTATGTTTTCGATTGTGGCAAAACTAGGTGGACAGTTCAAGAAAGTTTTGATCCACGTCTTGAGTGTAAAAACTACTCCTGGTCAGACTTTCACGAAGAGCTCGCATTATTATTTAATATACCGATCATGCCCGATACTATGTTATATACCAGCACACCTGTCGGAGGAACCCCTCCCCACCAAGACCGAAACAGAAGAGCAGTCTTAAACTTTCCTGTAAATGGAAAATTTGGACTGGATAGTCCACAAACATTCTTTGAAACATTTGATCGTGATACGTTAAAATATACAATGCCATATGAGAAATCTAAGCTAACAGATGAATTAGCGCCTTGGCTGTTTAAAGGACAACAAATACACGGAGTAACTAATGAATCAGATGAAGGTAGGACAATTATTACCACTTGCTGGCGACATAACTCGTATGAAGATATTAAAGCTAAAATTGAAGATGGCACTTTGATAAATTGGGAACAGAACAAAAAAAATAAAAAGGTTAAGTTTATATGAGTAGCAAACACGCATTATCTAGATTGCACACTATGGGCGACTGGCTCGAGATGCAGAAGTTTAACTCTGGCAAACTGTTAGATGATATTAATCAGTACGCAGATGAGTGGAAACCGTATAACGTTAAAAAGCCAAACAATCGCTGGGGACTTAGTATTACTAGTCTTGATGGTAAACTTAGTGGCATTCCGGACTTAGATAGTCTGTCAGAATATAATAACCGGCACGGCACTACACTTACAAATCATGATATTAACACATATACAAATGTGTACAGTACTAGTCTAGAACTTCAAAAGATTATAGAGCCTTGGAAGCCATGGTTAGGTCGGTGTCATTATCTTAAACTAAACAGTGGCGGCTTCTTCCCTGAACATTATGATATAAACAAACTAGACTACACATACGAAGATGTTAGACTGGTTGGCTTTGTTAATCGCAACAGTAAAGACACTATGAAATTTATATACGAAGACACTGTTATGAATGTTAAAGAAGGTAGTTTGTATTATTTTAATGCAAGCAAACGACATAGCGTGTTTAGTATGTCAGATGATTGTATCATGCTTGTATTTTGTTTAAAGTTTGATGCAAAGTTATTTGAAACAATGATAGATCAATATAGGTTGTCTTAATGGACTGGTATCATAGAAAACTAAAATTACAATATAATCCTAGTGTGTTTAATGAAATAATTGAATATGCACAGCATACTACTTGGAAACAAGGATATGATCAGAACGGACTAGTTTGGAATGTAGAAGAACTTCCATTAAGTGTAGAAGACTTTCCTATATTAAACGAATTATATAACGGCCTTAATGCAGAATTTAAACGTCCTAGTTTCTTTTTAAGTAGTGTAAAGCCTGGAGGATTAGTTAATCATATTGATCATCGTAAATGGGGAAATTTTGGAATTCCGTTACTAGGGGACTTTAGTAACAGTCCTCAATACTACTATGACCAATTTAATCATCCAGTTGAGCAATTTATATTAGATACACCGACTATTTTTTATACTCGCATGTTACATGCTGTGCCACGTAAATTAGAAGACACTACACCCCGTTGGGTATTGATGATGGATTTATTTGACTGGACAGATAACTTATTTAAAAAAATTGACAATAATACTATTTGGACAGACACAGAGAATTTTAAACATGCGTAATATATACTTTTTACAGTTGCCACTAACTGCTCACACTGCTTCTTTACCGCAAGCAGTTGGAACTATTTGGAGTTACTGTAATCAATTTGAAGAAGTGTCGTCTAAATATAACTTAGCTGGCGTTTGGTGGAAGGATCCTATTGATATTGTAGATCCGTATATTATTGCTGCCAGTTGTTATATGTGGAACTGGCAAGAAACTTATGCAATTATTAAAGATGCTAAGTCTAAATACCCGAACTGTAAAGTTATTGTCGGCGGCCCAGATCCTAAATACACTTCGCAGTGGTGTATTGACCATCCCGAAGTTGATGCAGTAATTGCATACTACGGCGAAGAAACTTTGCGTAATGTATTAACTACTGATACGTTTGATTTACCGGGCATTGTAACTAAGGATTTCAATAATGCATTGAATGCAGTATATGCAGATCCTAAAATGATACCGAGTCCGTACTTAAATGGATTTTTTGATAAGTTATTAGAAGGTAACACTACTAAGAATATTAGAGCAATATTTGAAGGTAATAGAGGCTGCCCGTATAGCTGTAGTTTTTGTGACATTGGATCTAAACAGTATCAAAAAATACAAATGTTTGACACTGACCGATGCTTGCAGGAACTTGACTGGATATGCGAAAACAATATTAATATTATCGACGTTGCTGACAGTAATTTTGGAATCTTTCCTAGAGACGAACTTATAGTAGACTACATTGTAGAACAAAAACAAAACGGAAGATTTAATGGGAGTTTCATGCCCACTTGGGCTAAAACACACGGCGAGCAAATTATTAAACTTGCTAAAAAACTACAAACCAGCGGAGTAGATAAAATCTTTGGATTTAGTTTACAGAGCACTAATCTAGAAACTCTTAAGAATGTTAAGCGTAAAAATGCATATGACATTAAAGGATTTATTCCTATTCTTGAAGATATGCAACTAGAAAATTTATCATCATATACTGAATTAATATTTCCTATGCCAGGCGACACTAAAGAAAGTTTTAAAGCAGGAGTGCATGAGCTATTAGATATGCCAGTATCGTTTGAAATGATACAAATTAACAGTTTGAGTAGGTTGTCTAATACTGAGTTTAATACTGGATTTCTAGATATGGAATGGGCCAATATTAAAGGAACTGCAAAACCTTATGATAACGGTGTTACTGATGAAATATGTGTTTCAACAAGCTCAATAGATCGAGAAAGTGTATTTGAATCTTTTTTCTACGCAAGGAATTTTATTATACCAATGTACTGGTATGGAATTACAACATATCTCGCAGACTATTTACATAAAAATAATATAAACAGAAGTGCATTTCATAATGAGTTATACGATCAAATGTTTTCTGAGAAATTGTTTGCTGATCATAAAGCAGAAGTAAGAGATCACTATTTTAATTCTATTGACAATAATGATCATATCGGGTATTATATTAGTAACTGTAATTATACTGATACTGCATACTCGCATTTATTTTATGTACAGAATAATATTTTTGATTATTTAAAAGAAAGATATCCAGAGCACAGTGATATCATTTCTGCTAACCAAAAAGACTTTAAAAGCATAACTGACTTATCTAGTTGGATGACTGAAATACACATCAAAGGACGATTTAGTAAATCATGGAAAAATTAAAAATGGATAAACTTACAATTAATAGCGACTGGTATATTGATTTAGATGAAATTTTAAATATTGGTAGCTGTCCAGCAAGTTTAGATGATGGACTAATTAATAATTTTGATATGATCCGTCACTGTTGCAACATTAATACCAGTGACTTGTCCGGTAATTCAATTGCAGATGCGTTAGATATTAAGGCAGCCACCAATAAAGATATATTTGCTGCTGAACTGACAAATGCATTACGCTCACCATATCATGTCATGAAACTGACAACTGGAGGGCATGACGGGTATGTTTATGATTCAATCAAAACTCCAGCAGCAGTATGGGATTCCATTAAATGGAAACCCGGGCTATCAGAAGATTGGCAACCTTTTAAGGAATGGATTGCTCAACTGCCCATAACAAAAGTCGGGCATGTGGCAGTGTTTATCAATAGGCCCGGAGTAATCCCATGGTATCACGTTGATAGCGGCCAAGATCACGATATCGCCAACTGGCGCCCTGTGCCTCATAGAGAAGAGTTTATCTGGATTAACTTTGACAATCACAAAACATTTTATATTCTAGATAACAATAACACCCCGGTAAAAGTCCAATCAAGAAGTGCATTTTTCAATACAAACAATTATCATGGTAGCCATGAAGCAACACACAGTTGGAGTTATAGCGTAAGAATTGAATGCATATTCTCAGATCATTTTAGAAAACAAATAAGTATAGATCATATAGAAGGTTATTATTATGAAGATGTATGAATTTGAAGACTTCAAAGCCGAGTTTATAGAATGGTCATTTGATGCCGAAAAAATTCAAACAAACAATCTTCCGCTGTGTCCATATGCCAAACATACTAGGATTACAAATAATGTAGAATTCTTTGATGGTAGAGAAAATTTAAAAGAGTGCCTTTTAAAATACACTGGAGAGAAAGATATGGGTGTAATTTGGTTAGGTAACAACATAGATGTCGAGGACGTTAATATTGTTTTAACAGAACAACAAAAAATAAATGCAAATATTATTTATTTTCTAACTGAAAAAAACGTCGTTGTCCAAAGATATAATTTTGGATTTATCAGTAAATCGTTTACTAATACTATTATTATGCACCGGTACGACGATTATTTAATCAAGCAGCGATCTCTTTTTGAAAAAAAATATTATGACCAATATCCAGATAATAGTACAATAAAACAAAGAGTTAATCAGATTTACAATAATATTTATCCAGTCAAAAAACAAGATAATCAAGTTATAGGTACTGAATCACAATATAAAATTTTTGATTATTATTTTGATGAGCCCGGAAGTGTTTTAGACATTGGAGGCAATGCAGGAAATTTATTAACAAGTAAAAATAAAAAAATAGAAAAGTATACTTGTTTAGATGTATCAAAAGATGCAGCTAAATTGGGGAAAAGGCTGTATCCCAATTCAAATTTCTATCATTATAATATGTATAATGAATATTATAACAAAGCAGGAAATAGAACGGAAATATTTCCTAATATAGAAATACACGATTATGTTTTTATAAACAGTGTATTTACAAGTTGCGATCTTGATACTATTATTAATATATTATCAGAGTCTATCAAACTCGCCAAAAAGAAAATAGTGTTTAGTGTATTCGACTATGATAACCAATATCTTAAAGATAAATTTAAAATAGAAGAGTTAAAAAAAGAAACGAATATATCATATTCGGCAAAATCTATCAAACTTCATAATATCAACTTGTTGAAAGATTACATAGAAAATGCATTTGGTATTAATGTGTTAGTCGACAACCCGTGTCCGATAGATAACAATTTTACAATATTTTTAATAGAACGGTAAAGAAAAATGTATACAAATCCTTTAAATAAATTAATATGGAATAAGGTCGAAGAAATGTTCGGCTGGAACATTGCTCCAGAATCTATGATCCACCAGTTGCCGTTTACAAAAGAGTTTATGACAGCATGTGAACAAGAATTTTCAATGCAAGTTAGAGATACACATCATCCAATTCATCTCGGTCAAATTGATCAATGGTATGGAAAAACTATGGGCGACTTTGTAAAAGAAATTGACAAGCAATATCAACACAACTACTTCGTAGGTGAAAACGGTACA